TTGCTGATTAGGCTGTTGATTCGGCTGTTGATTCGGTTGCTGATTAGGTTGCTGATTAGGTTGCTGGTTTGGTTGCTGGTTTGGTTGCTGGTTTGGTTGTTGATTTGGTTGCTGATTAGGTTGCTGGTTTGGCTGTTGATTGGGTTGCTGATTAGGTTGCTGGTTTGGCTGTTGATTGGGTTGCTGATTAGGCTGTTGGTTTGGTTGTTGGTTTGGTTGTTGGTTTGGTTGCTGGTTTGGTTGCTGGTTTGGTTGCTGATTGGGTTGCTGATTAGGCTGCTGGTTTGGCTGTTGGTTTGGCTGTTGGTTTGGCTGCTGGTTTGGTTGCTGGTTTGGCTGAGTATTAGGCGTACCAGTTCTATCATCATCTACTTGCTTGAGCTTTGATCTAGTTACAAATCCAGATAGATAATCAAAAGCAGGTGAATATCTATTTAATTCCTGATCAACAATATCCATTCCAGCAGGACCGTCAGGCTTGTATTGGTTATATCCGTATTTCTTAGTAGCCATTAAACTTTCAATATAGTTATAACTATTCTATCTACACTTATATATAGATCATTATAATAAGACAACAAGCATTTTTTTTTATGGACAGTCAAGTTAAAAACATCAATTATTACTTATTCTGGGGGGCTTGTACTGTTGCTGTAGTAGCTGCTCAAGTTAATGTAGGCATGGGCTATGGACGTATGGCGAATGCTCTCGAACGTTTAATGGACACAGCCTTGATTGAAGTGGAGCAGTCATTTGATGTAGGCCGTCCAGATACTATTTATAAATAGGTATGACTGTTAATACATTTTTTTTATTGTTGTTAGTAATAGCTGCTTACAGTAATCTCTATTTAAACTTAAAAGAAAAGAGAAAGGTATGTACAAGGAAAAAGGTTATGAAGTAGTAAGAGGTTTTATATCAGAAGAGTTAGCTGATTTTTTATGGGGATATTTTGAATTAAATGCTCATAATAAGATTGACCGGATAATACAAGATACAGATACACAAGTTGATAGTGCTGACTCTGTTTATGGTGATCCTGCATTTGATCATTTAGGTGCAATTTATATTCTTAAAGTTCAAAAGGTTACTGGTAAAGTTCTTTTACCTACTTATACCTATGGCAGATTATATAGAAAAGGATCTGAGTTGAAAAAACATAAAGATAGACCAGCATGTGAGCATTCAGTATCAGTATGTTTGGGAGAAGATATTGTAGAACCTTGGCCTTTAATGTTTAAAGATTTTCAAGGTGAGGTAGGAGGAGCTTATTTAAAACCTGGGGATGCTGTTGTGTATAAGGGAACAGATTTAGAACATTGGAGAGAACCCTTTAAGGGAAGAAGACAAGGACAATTGTTTTTACATTATGTTGATAAGGATGGTTTATATTCAGATTGGATTTATGACAAGAGAGAATTTTTAGGTAGACCTGCTTTGAATTAATTTTGCTATCCTTAATGTGTCGATGAGCCGTCGCCAAGCGGTAAGGCATCGGGTTTTGGTCCCGACATTCGTAGGTTCGAATCCTTCCGGCTCAGTTCTTTAATTTTATCTCTCCAGTATTCTCTATCTTCATCGGAGATCCAAGGGGAATGAACCATAACGTGCGCTTCTTGAAGCCAGTCTTGTTTAGTCCATTCCTTTTTAGGTCTTTGTATGTGATCTTTAAGTGTCAATTGTTTTTATAAATTGCATCCCCAAGTAGTACAAGTACCTACCCAGTCTTCCTCTTCCAATTGTTGTAATCTTTCTTCAGTATCATAAAAATCTGTTGTATAAGCTTTATTAATTAGATTCCCCAAAGCCTGTTCTATAGGATTAGTAATCATTTCACATTGATTGCCTTTAATTCCTTCTACTTGTTCAGTTATTGTTTTACCATCTGGACTAATGATGTAACGAACTTTTGTTTGATTAGCCATGTGTGTAGTTGGTAGTGATCCTTTTTATTATGAACTATTTTCCAAGTAAAGGCCAACTTCTCCACCATTTTGTAAGGATATATTTCTTACCTGATATAGGAGCTAAAGCTTCATGGTCAGTATAAGTATTTCTACTTCCATCTTTATTTAGATTATTCCAGGCAATCAATGTACCTGCTTTAGGTTTTAATTTAATACCTAATTTTATAAAGTGAGTTTCTCCTCCTTCTTCTACATCATTTAGATATAACATTGTTGTCCAAGTTCTTTGTCCCATCCATTTACAATAGGTATCCATTTGATTTTCATTGTAATAATCTATATGTTGTTTATAAAATTGACCTATTTCATATTTTTGACCATGTATATTTCCACCCATAAAAGGACTTAAGTTCATTAATCTTACAAATTGATCATCTATATAACTAAAATATGTATGATCAAAACGTGAAAAACCAATTTCACTACTAGTCCGGTGCTGGCTTATAACATTTTCATCATCTGTCGTATTAGTAGCAAGTTTACATGGTTCTGCTTTTTGATTTATATAACCAATTAACAATTCGCGATCAATAGGAGATATAAATTCTGGTAAACAATATAATTGAACATGAGGATTATCTATAAAAGATGCCTCCTTTGTAATAGCACAATTGTAAAATTTTAGAGGATCGATTTCACTTGGGGCAGAGTTAAAGTTACAGGCTTCTATTAACCATTCAATTTGATCATCATCAAGATTGTAGTTATCTTTATAAAAACGAATAGCACCTACAGAAGACCACCCTGATAGAGCATCAAGCTTAAATCTTTTTATTAAACCTTTTTTTGAAAAAACCATTTAGAGGGGGAGGTCTAAAAACGGAACTAAAAAGGATTAAACGGAAGTAAATTTACTAACCTTTTCCTTTTCATGTAGACCTTCAAGTTCATCATATATATGCATTAGATATCTTTCAATCTTACTGGTCTCACTTAAAGCACCTATTGCTATGAGCATCGTTTCCACTTGTCTCTTACAATCACATACGATGCGACATTCAAGGGTTCCGTACTCATTAGTCATAGGTTACTTAACGTTTTTTCTAGTCTTATAAGAGACTATACCTTCAATTGTTTCGATTTCAACATTAAACTTTTCTGCATATTGCTCGTTGCTCAGTCTATAAAGGTTCTTACGTATCTCTCTGACACCATCATCAGGTATTTTTTTATTTCTTTTGTTATAAAGTTTTGTTACGTGCTGTTCTTTAGTTGTGAATTTAGTAGAACAGTCTAGACAGTGTTGATATCTATAAGTGAAGATACCTTTTGGGTCAGTCGAGCGAACCCTTGTATTCCTACTGAAACAATTAGGGCAGTACATTAATAAATTGTTGTAGGGCTTTTCTTAAAACATCTGATCTAGTTAAACCATTTATTGTTAATTTATCTAAATCTTTAACTAATTCATTGTCTACACGAAAAGCTAAGGTAGACATATTTGTATATTGTTTTTTATATCTTTTCATTATTCTCCCTCTAGAGGTTTAATAATTGCTTGCACTCTCCAATCCGCTTTTGGTTCTCCATCATAATGAACTAAGTAATGCCACTCGGTTCTTTTTGCTCTGTTTAACTTTTTTTTAATATCCAGGATTGTTCCTTTTCTGTTGTTATCAAATTTTTGTTTACTCTTACGTGCATCAAGCATCCTTGTGTTTTCACTTCTTATATCTCTATTAGATATTCCAAGTGGTCCTTTGTTTCTTTCTTGAACACGATCATTAATTTTGTAGTCAGGTGTTGAAATTTTTTTAACCATGGAGATAAAAATGTGTGTGAATAGAAGGGGGTCTTACAAGCGTACACTTACTTGCTGGCCTATGCCCCGAGTCAATCCTCTCGGTAGGTGCCACCAGCAGTCCTCGATGGGAACCTTATCTCTATCAAGAGGCTTCATGACTAATACCGCTTGGTCCGAGCAGTATTGAAGCAATTGAAAGGCAGTGTAGTAAAGGATATATCACATCCAGCTACGCCCCATTATTAGAAAGGAAGTTCGTCTTGTTTCTGGCAATGCTCATCCCAAGGATGTACATATATATTGTCCAGACGATCTAAGTCATTGATACTTTGTCTAGGAATTTTGCCAGTACGAGCTTTAGGCATACCAGACTTGACCCATTCTTTGAAAGCTTCTTTCGTATCTTGATCTAGATCTTCATCCCACATTCTTTCCCATTCATCTTCTCTTTGATGTTTGATAAGAAGTTCAGTAGTTTTAATTAAACCTTTACTAGCACCTACAGCAGCAGATAAATTTCCTGCATCCCTAGCTGCTAGTCGATCTTCTTTAAGGCATTCCATTGTTTGACATATCATGAAAGTTTTTTCTGCTGGATCAACAGATTCAACTAACAAGATTTTTCCTTGTGCTACATAGTCTCTGGCTTGTCTCTCTGATACTTCATATTCTTCTGCAAGCATCTTCACAACTTGATGAGTTGGTGTACCACGAGATAATAAATCCGCAGCACGTTCGTATCGCTGATCTAACTCAGCGTTGGTTGATCTTTGATTAGTCATTATTCGACTTCTTCCTCCGTAGCTTCTTTTTGTAGGTCTTCAAGAGTTTTACCGTCTTGTTGTGCCTTATGAATATACAACTGATTGTGTGCTCCTATGATGTCATAGGCTTTGCTCGCAATGATAGAGACTGTATCACCATGTTCGATATGCTCTGCTTCCATTGCCATACGTGCTCCAATAGCAGCACTCTCTGTTGTGGTGTAAACACCTTGTATGTAAGGACCAGCTGGATCGAACACGACATATACAAGATCTGTCATGGTTTCATCTTCTTTGTTTTCAATGTTTAGCATGGCGTGTGTGTAAGAATTGTAAAGTTTTTGTAATTAAGCTTTACTTTTTTGAAAGATTTAAAGCACTTTTACTGTGTTCATCAATGTAGTTAGAAAATTCAGAAATAAATCCATTCCATTTCTGTCTTTCTTTGATGAATTTATCCCAGTCATCAAGACTCCAGAAGTCTCCTGGAAATAAAGTTGTCTTAGATAAGGATTGTTTTACCTTATTAAGTAAGTGTTTTGCATCTTCAAAGTTGTTTCCATACTCTTCAGCACGTTTGAAGTCGTTATCGAAGCATGGAAAAGCTCTGTAAGTAAGAGCCAAGTTTGCTTGTGTAGGTAATTCGTGAGTGAATTTGTTAAACAGATGTTCAATTTCCAAAGGTCGGAAGTTGAATGCGTAAGCTAAGTGTTCTTCTATGTCTTCTGTTGACCATTTAATTAGGTCACTGAATACACGTTTAAAGATCCTTTGAGCTTGCTCTGGTGTTGCATCATCGTTCAGTAATGAACGGAGCAATCTTTCATCTGCTTTGTCTGATGCGGTCTGTAAGTAAGTCATACTCATTAGAATCTTCGGTAGTCCAATCGTAAGTCCCTTCAAGGAAGGCATCTTGTTTTATTGCGATAACTTTCAATCGTGTTTTAAGATCATCATCGCTGTTAGATTTCTTCGTCATTGATCATGAGGTTGTAGTTGTACTGTCCAATTCTTTAGATTGGTAAGAGGTACTCCTATAGTTCCCTCCATCAGTTCTCCTTCTCCGTCATACTCCTCTATATGGAGTATTGGTTCAAGGGAATTGTCTGGTGAAATGTTGATAGCTAAGCCAATACATTTGAACTCAGCACCATGTTCATTAGTAACTAGTGCTCCCTTTAAAGCATCAACGCTGACTGTGGAGTTGTTAGAGAGTTTCATTCTGTTTCCTCCTCTTGTGTTTCTTCTGCTTCTAATTCAGCCAGTTTTTCTTTTTCTTTTAAATCGTCATAGATAGCTTCAACTTTGTCGCTTTCCATTCTCCATATCTTACGTAATCGTTCTTCCTCTTTTTCTAATTTTGGAATTTGATCTTCTAATTCAACAATTTTTCTAAAGTCATTTCTTTTGGCTTGGCGTAAAACCTCTAGTGACTCAGATATATTTTCATGTAATGTTTCGTCTGCACCCCACATGCCTAAATATTTACGTGCAAATTTCTTTTCTTTCTTACCAATTGGTGAGCCACATTCAAAATCACATCGTAATTCATTCAAGATGCCTAAAGCTGCATCATGTGTAGTTGAATATTGAGTTAGATTTTCAACTTTATTTTTGACTTCAGACAGTTTATCTCTAACAACATTATGTTCCGCATCAGCTTTATCTAAAGCAGGATACTGGCCTTTTGTTTCTTTTCTGTAGTCCCAAAAGTAATCAGGTAGTTTTTTTGTCATTGGTTTAGTATTCAGAAGAAAATAGAATTGTTGTGTAGCAAAGATCAGGCTCGTTAGTTTTCATGCCATAACCATTAGTGATGATCCAGAGATCTCTGCCATCATGTACCTCGTTATAAACAGAGTGAAGGCGACCTCCAGATCTTCTCATGAAAGCTGTATCATTTAGCTTTCTGTCATCTTGTGTAATGTCACCCCAATCTCCTCGGAAGTGCCTAGCTAAATACCTTTCAACGATATTGTCAGGGACAGTAGCAGCAACCTTATTGGTAGCTACAATTCTTCCAAATGCTGGAGAGTAAAGACTAGCGATGTCAGCCATAACTAGGTGAGGATGTGGTGAATTAAGAGGAAGGTGATACAGATACAAGCAGCGTACAGCTGGAGTTGTATCCTTTTGATTGTTTCTTCCCTTGTCTCCAGTAGGCAGATTGCTTCCGTAAGGATTTCATCTTTCCTACTGGATTCAGTAGTGGAGTGAGTCATTCAGGATCTACTGGACTTATGTAAAAGGTTGGATCATTTTCAGCAACACCTGTGTCTTGCTCTAACTCTTGTTCAGTTCTGAGATCCTTTGCCATTCTTTTTGTTTCTAAAGAGTATGTCCAGTTTGCTCTTGCTTTTAGCTGTACTGCATAGCCATTTTTAATACAATCTAATTTTTCTTTAGCTTGCATATTTGAGTTGACCATGTAGTTAGCTATCTGTTTTGAAAGCTTGTCGTATGGCTTTCTTATTTCTTCATCAAAAGTTTTGATTTGTTCTCTCATCTTGTGATGTTGTTCTAGTAAGGATTGAATAGAAGCTTGTGATAGTTTCTGTTCTCCTTCATAACTAACAACTGTTCTGTCAATATGAGGTACAGCTGGGATTGCTGTCTTTGTTTTCTTTGTTGATTTAGAGGAGGTCATAAGTAAGTGTGTGTAATTAAGAGCCAGTTAAGGCACGAGTGGGAGAAGTTACGCCCTCGGTCTGCTTACGCAGTCCCACACCTTGGGCAGCATCCTGGCCTTCATGGTGACCATGTCCAGCACTGTAACGACTGGTTGAACTGCGAATATCAGGATACTTTTCCAGCATGAATGATAGTGCAGCCTTTTGCTCTCGTTGGTTATGTTCAACCACTACAAGGGCTGGCTGATTCTCTTGACTTGTCTCTTGAGATTCTTGAATCTTTTTAAGTTCAACTAATCGTTTGTTTATTGCAAGAGCAAATCCTTTACGGAAGTTTGCACGAAACGATCTTGGAGTATGCTTGTTTTCTTTCTTCGCTTGCTTCGATAGTCTTTCCATTTCATCAATCAAATACTCAGAGTACAATTCGATCTGAATTTGATTTGATTTACTGGCTATAATTTTTAATTGTTTTCCATCTAAGCGATCATTATCTATCATTAAGACTCCGTTGTAATACTTAGCGACTGCTGCAATGAGTCTGTAAATTGCTATGTCTCTTTTCTTATATGTTTTTCCAAAAGATGTTTCAATAATTACATCTAATTCTGGATCAAAGTCAGCAGTAATATCCTGCTTAGCTACTCCATGTTGCACACATAATGTTTCGAACTTTTGAATTGCAACTGCTGCTTCATTAGCATTAGAGCTTTTAGAAAGTCGTAGTAACTTAGCTAGTTTTGATTTGATCTCATTTATATTCATGACTCTTCCTCCGCAGATTCAAATCTTTCTTCACAATCGGTTCCTTTTTGAGAGATGATGTCTCTAGTAACAGCATGTTCTCTATAGTTTTTCAAATTATCTAGCTCATAATCTCCATCTTCTAATCCTTGGAGAGCATTGTCACGTGCTTCTTTTGTATTGAATTCAATCCAGCCATTGTCATGGGTGTAGTAATGGATAAAGAATCTAGTCATTACTTATCCTCCTCGAAACTCTTTTCAAATCCTTCAGAGTCTTCCTTAGCTCTACTGAATAGATGGCAGGTCAAAGCACATACAGAATTGAAATGTTCTTCATTTTTTAATTCTTCTCTGTAAGAATCAATTAGAACTGTGCCTTGATGAGTCAGTTCAATGAAGTTTTCTTTAGCATTTACTTCAGTTACATAAGGTAAAAGAGAGAATACCTTATCTCGTAATTCTTTTGATGTCATTTAATTGGGTGGTGATGTGTGTGTAAGAAAGGTAAGATTGTTAATCTTCCTTTGCAAGCCTTTGTCTCAAAGCTTTACGTATAAAGTCAGCCCCTGGATCGTCTATTAAATCAAATAGATTCATCATTTCAGGTGATGTGCGACACATATGTTCAAGGTGATCTAAGCCAAGTTTGACGCATTGCTGCATCAGTTCTTTTCCTTCTTTCTCATCGCCTCTTTCATAAGCTTTTTCTCCTTCGATTCTTAAAGCGTCAAGGAGTTGTGGAGTGAAGTCAGTCATTAATTTGTGTGTGTGTGTGTTTAATTTAGTCAGAGTCTTTTAGCCAAGGCATCATTCTTATATCTTTGAAATATTCATAAGGCTCTTGTTCTAAAGCAGCCTTGAAGAGAGCAATCATGTCTGTAACTTTGATTGGATCATTAGCATTTGTTTTGCGTTGTCCAAGACTCTCAATTACGTACTTGATTTGATCATCTGTGAGTAAGGTTTGCTTCATTAATCCTCTTCCTTTGCAGGGTATTTTTCAGGGTGCAATTCAAATTCTATTAGTTTTGCTAGTCGAGCAGGTTGAATGTGTAGATCTCTAGCAGCCTTTTCTAATAGTGCTGTCTTGATTAGTTCAAGAGAAGTTCTTGTGAACTCAAGAGGGATGATGTCAGTTGGTGATTTGGTTTTCATGGTTGGCATTGGCTCCAATAGCTGTCAAGTGTGTAAGGCATTTTAGATCGCTCTTCCTTTTGAGCGTTGATGATAGTTTGATACTTTTCCTTTTCTTTGTCGTTGATCAATGATACATAACGCTGTATCACTTCTTCTAATAGCATGACATCGCAGTGACAGGCTTTGATTAGTTGAGTGGAGAAAGATTCATTCATCGAATCCATAGGATGATCAGGACTAACTGTATCCATAATGCTAGACACTTATACATTGTCCAGCCTTTTTTAATACTTAAGTTATCATTTCTCATAAGGTTCTTGGTTTAGTTAGATAATTGTCTTTGGTGGTACTGGAGAGAACAAATTATTACTTGTCTAGTATGTTTAGTTCATATATAAGGTGAATAACTTTGATACTTACCATTACATAGAAGCTATACATAATAATCATGCCGATTTTGTTATGTCTGGAACCTCGTCTGTAGCTGTGGCATCCTACTGGTCCTCGATCCCAACCATCAACCATATAGTCTGTGGTTTTAAGTTCTTTGATCATGAGTTTAAAAACCAGGAAAAAGTTTAAATTAATAGATAGTTCTTAATCGTTGAACTATCAAGCGATAGGGCTGAGTCGTGCTGATACGCGAAGAGGGGAAGTGGATTCCCAATCATCACTACGTAGAGCTTGATCGAGTTGAAAGTAGTTCTTAATCGTGGAACTACTAAGCGATTGAGGCGTTTCGTTTGGAACCGCGTGGCAAAACAATGAGTCGAGACGAGGTGAGCCAAAATGAGTTAGAAATCCCAATCATCACCACGAAGGGCTTGATCGAGTTGAAGTCAGTTCTTAATCGTGGAACTGACAAGCGATTGAGTGGAACCGTAGCGAGACGAAATGCGGTGAGATGTGCGAAGATGCAGGGCATCAATACGAGCCGAAAAGAATCGAATTGAAGCAAGTATCCCAGTCATAACCACGTAGGGTGTAACTGAGTTGAAGCTAGTTCTATCGTGGAACTAGCAAGCGATTGAATAGGGTTGTGACGCATAGCAGCGAGCGTAAATGAAACGACCTGCATCGAGTAGGACTTACACCTAATGGATGCCTAAACATTTACTCATCAGGTGGAGTTAACTTAGGCATCATCCCTCCTTGTAGAGCTTGTTTCCTTGCTCCTTCTGCTGACGCTGCAATAAATGCATGTCTACTTTGATGCCCACGTAATTCATCCCTCTGATACTTACTCAGATTTGCTTCATCAACATTTCTAAAAAGTTTTCTAGTAATCTTTTTATGTTGACGTTGCTTTGAGTTAGCTTTCTTATTCAGGTACTCAACTGCTTCAGCATCAGTGAGGATACGTAGATTACCAGACTCTTGTTTGATAACTAGAGGTTTGTTAATCAGATCTCTCATATCTTCTAACCAAGCTTTAACTTTTAAAGTCTGGAAAGGTTCAGCCGATGCTGGCATGATAGTGACTTCTTTCTTATCAAAAAGGATTGAATACATTTCCAATACCTTTTGATAGTCAATCAATTCACCTTTCTGAATATCACGCCAAGCGATACCAGCAATTTCTAATGGGACTTCGTTTGGATTTTTCATGAGAGTTCGATTTCCTCGATTTGGTTTACTTGAAAACGTCCATAGCGTGGCCGCCATGTACCAAGACCAGCAGATTTGCCAGCCATAACGCAGATCTTTTTAAGGTCTGATACTTCTAACAGTTCCGTATTCAAATTCAATTCATAAGTGCATAGCCAGCCAGCTGGAATACAAATACGATTTACCCACACTCCCCTACTGGTACTAGCAGCATGTTGGAGCTTTGGTTCACGACTGTTAAACATTTCAACAGCATCCTTTGGACCATCAAATTCAATTTCAGGATTACTGTAAACAATGATCGCTGACTTTGAAGTTTTACCTAGCTTCCAGTTGGTAGCAGCATCACGCAAACTACGTTGGAAGTTAGCTCCTGGCAGGTAGGGTGTACTGAAACCATCGAAGGCAACTGTGTTGTCCTCAGGGTCTACGATGCATGTCCCTTCTTCTTTCCAGTAGCCAGAGTAAAGCCAATCAAGAGTACGTACTACACGATGTACATCATCTGTCTTGGCCTTACCCTTCTTATCAGTAAATTGTTTCTTCTGTTTTGCTGGCTCTCCTAAAGGATCGGAGTATTCAACATTGGATAACATGAGAGGGGCTGTTCCCTCTACTGTCACTGAGTAAGTTTTGTTCATTGAGTTGGTGTGTGTGTGTTCAGAGTGGGACTTACATCACAGTAGTGAATGCCAAGGATTTCTGTTGTATTAAATGATTGTCATTGGAGTCAAGTTCATTACAAGTTAGGTAAATACCATCTCCCCTAGTGGGACTGTGTCTCTGCACATAGGAGTATCAAAGACAAGCCACTGAGACTCAAGAGCGTTCTGTTCCATTTGACCTCGTTGATCGGGTTGGAAATACCATTTGCCAGCCTGTCTTTGGGCAAACTCCTTCATTACTTTCTGTTCTTTCTTCTTATACCTTTTGAAAAAGTATAAGGCACTAGAAATTTTAACCAGTTGAGTATGTTTCTCATGCTCTGAGACTTTGCTTAGAGCACCATGAAGACAGCAATGTTCAAAGTCTTCTGCTGATATTCCTTTATCTACTGAGAAGAAATCATCATAGGCAATCTGTTCACCATCTTGGAAGGTAGCAATGTAATTCTGAGCTACCCAAAACCCCTCAATGTTATGAGAGTCTTTGAAGTAAAGATCAATATCTTCAAGATCCTCTACCTTTGTAGGTATTTTGGATTTCTTATTGTTCTTTGTCATGGTTGACTCCTTTGTGTGTGTACTGATTGTGACAAACGAATTAATTCAGAGTTGAATTTTCGTGCGAAAGACCAAAAGATTAGTCATCCCAGTTGATGTCAGTAAGATCCCCTACCTCATCAGGAGCACATTCATCTGACCACTCCCATGTAAGAAACTGATACCCTTTCTCTTTGCGTAAGTAATGAAAGATCTCATCTGGAGGACACCAAGGTGTTTGAAAGTCAAGGATGAGCATGTTGTTTGCTACCTGATGTTCGACATCAACATCATGTGTATCCCATTTGGTTCCCCAATGCTTTCGACACCAGTCATACCAACGATCATCATTCCTTCCACTACTAGGCCAGTTCCACCAGACTTCTTCTTCACCATTAGCAAGCTTCATGACTTTCTTTTCTGGTAGCTCACCTTTCTTTGCTTTGACTTCACCTTGAGAGTCTCTTATGTCCTCTGAAGCAGGTGTGTTAGGCCAGTCAGGTTGAGGTACAAGAGTATTGAATGGTCTCTTAGCCTCGAAGATGTCTGCTAGTTCTTTAAGCTTGCTAGGGTCGTCATGAGTGAGCATGACTGAGTTGCTGATCCAATTAGGCATTAGTTTCCTCCTCGATTGAGTGAACAGTTTGTGTGTCGTAATCTGTGAATTCATCACAGTGATCTATAGAACCATCTTTGATAGCGTTTAAAGCTTCTTCTTTTGAGTCTGCTTCTACTATGTAATCGAAGAATTGATTACATTGCATTGTGATTTCATAAACAGTCATTAGTTTTCTCCTCTGATAGTGAAAGTTTTCCATCCGTCTGGAGTAAAGACATAGAGATACTCACAGTCCATACCACTCCAGAATTTAATAGCTTCTCTCTTTGAGAGGCTGATTCTAGGCTTACATTGTGACCAACTGTCACCTCTTTCTTTGTGATACAAGGGCTGCGGTTCCCTTGCCTCTGCGAAGTAACCACGTCCTCCTGTTAACCAAGTTGATCTTGTCTCAAGTGAGGACATATTCCCTTTCTTTATCAGTTGAACCACTGATGTCTTGTCCTTGTACTTCTTTAACTCTTTCTCTTTGATCCTTGGCTCGCCATCCCAGTGACAGTAGACAGCTTTGATTCTTCCTGAAGGCATTACGTAGCCTATTGCTGATCGTGTACTCATGATTCCTCCTATGTATATGAAGCAGCATCTTGTGCTGGATCATAATCATCATCTTCATCCTCCTCACGTATCCATTCAACAGGTGAGCCAACTGCAATCTCACCTCCCTCCCCATCAGGCTCTCCTTCGAAGTAGAAGTCCCTTACATCTATTGCGTGTTGCTTGAGAGACTCTACTGATTCTTCATACTCAGTAGGTATGCACTCATCTCCATAGTTGTAGCGACCTCTCTGTAAGTCTTTCTTTTCAAGTTCTTCGATATGCTTGACAAAATCTTCTGTGAGTTTCCAGATGTCTTTGTAGGTTGTTTCCATGATTAGATAATTGTGTGTGCTGGTGGTGAGAGGTCAGGATTAATCTACCCACATAACTGGTGCTCCCTCCTCTTTAATTTTCTTAGAGGCGTGAAAGAATTCAAGGCTACCTCCATCGTTGCCTTCATCGTCCTGTAAAGGAATGATTGTAAGTCCATCGTCTAGTTGTATCAAGAGAGGTTGCTTACACCATCCACTCTCCTTCGCCTCCTCTGAGGTCATGTAGCGTACTGTCTGGATCTTCTTGCCTACCAATGCTTTGGTCATGCGTGTGTTCCAGCCTTTAACAGTTGTTTTAGTAGTCATGATTAATAAAGAAGTGTGTGTAGTTGTTTGATGCGAGCCAAGGGTACGGCTGCGACCTGAGGAACTATGGAGTTACCCACTGCCCTTAGACGAGCCACCCTTCGGGATAGCCCATCATCTCCAGAGGGAAGGCAGGGTTTAGCCACATATCCTCTCCAGTCAGGGTCGAGTGTGTGTGGTTGAGGACTCCAGCAAGGCGTTTCTTCTTTGCTGCTTTCTCGTAGTTCATGTTCTCTCCGCAATCCTTGTGATCCCTCGCTGTTGGAGTAGGTAAGTTCAGGGCTATAGCCTCCTCCAAGTTGCCTTTGTCCCTCCCTCTTTGCTTCACGTTCTTTAAGTTCTCCGCCATTGCTCCTGTTGCTCTTGGAGTTGGTAGAAGTGCTGCTAGTAGTGGCTTCCCTCCCTGCTTGAAGGGTACTCTCTGCTCCACCTTTGAGGATGCTACTGGCGTAGGCAATGAACCAGAGTCTGGACCTTTTGTGACAGGCTCCCACATCTTTTGCCTGAATAACTGACCATTCGACAGCATCAAACCCTGAGTTGGTAAGACTGTAGAGGATTTTTTGGAAAGTCTCCCCGTCTTGGTGTGACAACGTATGTCTGACATTTTCGAAAAGGATGAACTTACATTCAGACTCCCGAGCCAGTCTGAGGACTTCAAAAAATAGCCCACTTCTTTCACCCTCGAGTCCCTCCATTCGTCCTGCCAGACTGAGATCTTGACATGGGAACCCTGCCGTAATGATGTCGAATTGTCCTTTGGTTGCTTTAAATGTTTTAATGTCATTGTGAATAGGTACGTTAGGAAAGTTTTTGCGTAGGACTGACTGACAGTAGGGATCAATCTCTACAAATTGTGTTGTCTTGAAGCCTCCTACTAGGCTTTCTGAAGCGTAGGCAAACCCACCTATACCCGAGAAAAGATCTAAAACTTTTAGTGTCATTAGTCCTCCCCTCCGTAGTAGTTTGAATAGTGATCAATAGTGTCAAAGACCTCTTGTTGCTTTTCAGTTAATTTGAAATCTGTTTTTAAAAGAGTGTCATACAGGTCATTAAACTCTTTTATTTGACTCTGATAAATAGGTACATTAATTAATTGATCAGAGTTACCTTCAACATATCTCATTAGTACCTCCCCCCTGTGTTGTTGATATCTATAAAGATATCGTCTTCTCCCTGTGGGTAGTCTCCCCTCTCTATGATTCTGTCAGCCCTCTCAGCCGCTAGGGTATGACACCATGAGAGATCATACTGATAGCTATGAGGATCAGAGTATTCAGGGCACTCTTCTAAGACTGCGTCATACTCCCTTTCATAGATTGTTGAGTATGTTTCCTCTTGATTGTGTGTACTCATCACGCCTCCCCTCCATTTAATTCGGCAGCGATCATATCGTAGAAACTATCACCGCTTGTGTAGTCTTCTAGGTCTGTAATAAGTCCATCGAAATCTTCACTAGGAGGCATGAAAGAAATGAAAGCATTTACAGCATCACTCCCGTAGGTATCTCTGAGACTGTTGAGGTAGTCTTCCCTATCGTCATAGCCCTTTGATTGATAGACTTTTTTAGGATAAGTTTCCATAGCGTTAGTGTTCTTTGGTAGTGGTGTAGGAATAGGGTTAATCATTTAATTAATCCGAACTTAAGATCATAGACTTTAGACTCTCCCCTAGTGGATCTTGGTTGAATCTTAGGGCCATATTTAAAGCTATAGCCTAAGGTTTTGGAGAGTCTCTTTACTAGCCCTAATGTCATAGTTAGATCACTAGCACTTGCCGAGATACTGAATCGAATTTCATTAAGCATTGGTTTGTACCTTAGTGATAGTTAATAGATTTAATGCAGTAGCCTATACAGTCAGAGATCTTATCGACTAATTCTTCTTCGTCTTCTACTTCCCACACTCCTAGTGTGTCCTGTATGTGGGCTAGTTTGTCCTCGTTAGATAGTGGATCAAGTGAGGAATCATCGAAGTCAAAAACGATGTTAGTTACGTTAAATTTCATTGGTTTAAATGAAGTTAGTGTGTGGCAAGTCCTCTATGGGCTTGTTGTTAGGGTTTAATTGTTTTTGGATGTGTTTGACTGTGGCGTGGTCTACGTCATGCCAAGTATTGTCTAGTAGATGTTCTAAGTAGTTAGCTAGTCTTAGTAGTGATCTACGTTGCCTATTGTCTAGGCTTAGTGTGTGGATAGTTCCCTTAGTCATTGTTTAAATCCTCTAAGTAATCGGCTTCGTAGATGTTTTCACATAGGTGACTACCCATATAAAAGTATTTGTTTGGGTTAGGTGTTGGATCATCCTCAGATAGTTCGAGGGATTCTTCGAAGGAAATTTTTCTAGTCATTAGATGCAGTCTGTAATTTGTTTAGTAGGCTTGAATAATCTTTATAGTCCTCAGTGGATTCATCATCGTAATCAATAGCCATTTGTTCACAAATGTATAAAGCTTGTGAGATCTCATCCTGAGTAAGGTAAAGTTTTTTAATCATTAGTCAATACCTATAAATGAATTGATTAGTTTGGTTAACTCTTTACGGTCTCCCATAGTGCCATTTGTTTTAAATAGTGAGGACTCTAGGGTGCTTAATTCATTCTCTAAGTCAAGAATGATTTGAGAGTCATTTAAAGTCTGGCAATAGTTAATGACTTTACCAAAGCTTTTTAAAAGGTCTTTATCCTTTTGATTTAGTTGGTCTAATTGATCCTTTAAAGTCATGCTGACCACCCTTGATAATCTTTTTCAACATCGTAGTAACCTATCTTTTGACCATTATTTAATTTTAGGTAAAAAGTGTCACTTAATCTTGTTGGTTGATCGATGTAAATGTGATCATCGTTAGAGCAAATTAATCTGAAGTTGTTCATAGCAATTAGATAGAATTGTTTTTGGTTAGTGGTTAAGCGATGCAGAATGACTTTTTAAGTGCATCGGTCATATTAGGTACACGTTTGAAACGTAACCCAACTATGTAGGTATCATCGTTGAGATCCCCTACACGCCAGTCTGTCTTATCACCATCCAAGACTCTATAAGTGCGGCCTTTGATAGTGATAGTCTCAGGTAACGGCTTGTTACGGCCAATATCAAAAGCGGCCGCAAGGTTTAATTGATTGTTTAAAGCAGTCTGTAAGGTATCGAATTTAGAGCCCCAACTAAGTGTCAAGTGATAGCCCATATTTTGAGCTTTCATAAAGTCCCTATCAATTCTCTTTGTGTAGTCATAAGGCTTGAGAGTATCCCCTACCCTTGACTCTTTGATATAGTCATAGGCGTTAGTAATAGCTAATAAGATCGAGTCATAGCGACCTGAATTAACATTGATATTAAATTTTTTGAGCATGAATTTACTATCATCCTCTGTAATAGTTACAGCAATAGACTCGAAATGATAGTCACTAGTCCCATTAAGCCGTAACCCTAGTAGGTCATGGTCTCTATTTTTGGAGTAAAACCGCATTACTTCGATAGTTAGCAGTCTTAGAAACTTGTTTGGGGAGTCCCTGAAAGCTTTATCCCTACGGGCTCTACAAGCTAGTTTGCCTTTGAGATATGCAGGATTACCAGCACGGTTAAGGCACACTAAAACGCATGAACCAGCCGCAGGACACGCTACCTTAGTTGGTAACATATGTAACACCGCAGTTGGTGCGATACTCTCAGACTTTAAAACTTTAGGATTTGTGAGAGTGAGAAGATTAGAACTGTTGAAAGTGTACTCCTTGCGGAATAGGCTTAAGTCCCTTGATAATTTGGTCATTTGATAGAATGATTGAATAAATTTTCAGGAAGTGGGGAGATAGACTCCCCTAGTTTTCACTTTTAGGGTGGTAAGGGTGCTCACGAGTGTAAAGCTTTACTTGTGACTGTCCCTTCATTAGTGGAGTAAAGAAGGCACTTCCATTAGTAATTTTTTGACCCCTAACCTTTACTACCTCTTCGATTAGTTCGATAGACCATGCAGTCGGCCTACCTTTACCATCATGAAATAGGCAGCCATTAGACCCATCCCTCATAGTGCAATCCCAGTAATTGTAGAAATGCTTTTCTATGAATTGTTTAGCTTGATTAGATAGTTTCATGCCCCTACCCCTTGAATAAGGCCGCAGCTTTGAAGCTTATATATAGTTTGTAAAGTAACTAATACCTCCGATGCTGTTAGCGTACTGGCTACCCTTGATGTCCTTGTTTCATCTTTGAAAATAGTCCAGTGCCTACCCTGCTCATTGACTGGATATAGTGTCAGGTCTAAAGCTTTATTGACCCACTCGGTCTCATGCTTGATCTTTTTGGTCATTGTTTGGTTACCTTTGATAGAAGGTTAAATGTGCGGCGTTGTCTGCCGATGTGATTAATATATCAGAGACTTATGGAAGTAGTAGGAAAGTTATTAATTTTGTTACGTTCAGTTGTAATGATGTATAAAAAGTTACTAACAATCTATTTGGTAGTTTTCCACGTTCTCTCCATCCACTGCTATAACTACGTTTACAGAATATTTGGTCGCTCATACATCCTCTAATGTTCTTTATATATAGATATGGGAATTGTTAGGGGAGAAAAAGCTAAATAAAAAACCATATTTTGAGCAAAAAAACAACTAATTTACACAAATTGAAACAATTTGGAGAAAAAACAAGCATTTCAGCCGCATAACTGTCTAACACACAGTTACGCAAGATAAAAAAAGCTAGTTATTGCAAGGGATTTTAGCGGCTTTTGTGTCCAAATTTAAAACAAAACTGGACATTGACGACAACTACTAGGTAGTAGACGTATTAAGAACGTCATAACTACTGAGTCGAGACGTATTTTTATGTCATAACTACATGAGAGTAGACGTATTTGATACATATAACTACAAGTAGGAGACAAGCCGGGGCTTGTGGAAAAGTTATCCACAGGTGTAAAACTATGTGCAAAAAGTCCCATTTTATCCACATTTTCTGTGGAAAACAGGCGTTTCTTTTTTTTGTTCCCACGAAGTTTTGACCACAGGCGGCGCCAGATACCTACCATTTTTTTTACCCCATTTTTGCTGTTTTTAAGGCTTTTTAGGGGATAAACACCCTTCTAAATATAGTGAATTTAAAATTAAAAGAATATATTAGTGAAAACTAGGGATATGCCCGTCTCATACCAGGATTTTGTACTCTCTAATCAATACTTTGGCACTCCAATGCCGACAGATCCAAAGATGAAGATGGAGTTGACGCCTATAGTTTATGAAAATATGCGTACAATCGGTGCTAGACCGAGCCGTTTGCAGCAGGGATTAAGGGCAGTTGGACGTGGATTGGCTATTGCAGGTGGCGCAGGGGTTGCAGTTGGTGTTGCGAACAGTTTATTTAACAAACCATCCGATAATTACGCACAATCTGTCACAAATAACCAAACTACTGGTGGTAGAAACACCAGAGTAGGTCAATTAGACAGTTTTGATCAATTTTTTGAGACAGATAACGAAAAATATGCAAAAACAGGCGGTTTAGGAGAGTCTTCGCCCCCAAGTAAGAGCACTACACCAGCCCAAACTGTTTCTATTACCGATAAAGTTGAAAATTTTACAGATAGAACTCAATATGACTCACCTATTGGCCCACATTCATTAGCAAGTGCAACAGGAATAGGTAGAAAACCAAGAATGGCTAAGCTTGGGGGTAGTGAGTTTTCACAAGCTTTAAGATATGGTGATCCAGCAGCTAATATTGCAGCTGCAAATGCTGAAAATGCCGCTGCCTATGGCCCACAGGAATTAATGGGACAAGGTGGAATGTCTATTAGCAGTGGCGAAGAAGAAGATTACAGAAGAAAGACAGGTCAATCTCTTAAGAAATATGGTTTAACCGATAGAACTAAACCAGAGCGTAGAGGGCAATTTAGGACTGATTTAATCCTTGATCACGATACTCAAACTGATAAGCAAAGCAGAGCACAGGCTGAGTATGAGGCGTCACCTAGATATCAAGAAGAACAGTTCCGAGAGCGTGTTTCAAGAGATAACTATGTTCCAACAACCACTGAACAGGTAGAGCAATTTATTAATAAAACAAAGTCAGGCAAAAATTTACCAGAAAAAAAAACCCCAAAAGTAAGTGACTTAGGAGAGAGAAGGGGAGATAACGCTTCTGTTGGTATGAAGTCGATAATAGCTGCTGGTGGGGATGTAGCTAAAGCAGCATTAGAGCAGACACCAGAGATTGATCTTTCAGAGATTGAAAATGATTCAGCCCTTGCTGATATTGGTAGAAGAGAAGATCCTCAAGATGTATCTCCAAGAGGTATTATTCCTCCAGATAAATCTGGGACAATAAATAAGACTGACTTAAGCGCAATAGGGGATATCATTGGAGAAAAACAAGCAGATAATCCAATAATCGGGGGATTACAGGGAATTGGTAAAGCCGCACGAATCGCAGGTAAAATCGGAAAACGTACCGTTGAAGAGCTTGCAGACAAAGGAGCTAAGGATCGTCGCAATTATGCAAAATACAAAGAAACAATAAGAAAAGCACAAGCCTTTAAGAAAATAGCGGAAGATCGCGAAAACACTAAAGACTCTGAGTGAAGAAGGAATAAATTGTATCTAAGTAATTTTTAACGATGTCTTTTTTAGAAGCTGCAATAGCTGCCGTCATTGGTTCAGCTGTCACCGCATTAGCTGTTGCTTTAAAAGCGACCCTTGCTGGTAGAGCCCTCATTGCTAATGGTGATCTTGTCAAGAAAGCCTTTGATTTAATTGATCCTGTCTTGGATAAGAACATTCAAATGTGGAATGGATCTCAAGTGGAGAAAGCCTTCGAGTTATGCGTAGAATCAGTAGCTGACGGCAAACTCACCCAAGATGAGATTAAGAAGATTGCGAAGAATATGTCGGACGCTTGGAAGCCTACGGTGGCGGCGGAGAAAGTGAGACAGCTTGAGAACACTATCTTTCCTCCAGAGTTAAAGAGGAAGGTTTCTATAATTGTTCAAGGAGTACTTAACAACAGTTAAAAATGGTACAGTTTGGCAATTTACGTACAAAAAAAGACCTTAAGGAGAAGATTGGTACAGAAGATGCCAATGTAAATCTTTTAACTCCAAAAGATCCTTTTGATTGGAAAGCGATAAGACCATTTCAAGCAGAACAGATTGATCATCAAGATCCAGAGTTTAAAGACACTGCATTTAGTTTTGATGATGACTCTGCTTTCAATTCTGAAATGAAGTTTAATGACTTAGCTGCTAGTCCATTTTCAGGTTTTGAATCACCTTTCGACAATGTCAGAATAGACGGTTGGATGGATAAATATGCGTTTTCAAACTTTGTTAATCCTGACGACAAGATCAGTAATATGACAGTTCCGAAGATAGCTTTTGATGAACCAGTTTTAGAAGAAGAGGAAATAGTTAACACAGCGTCTGAATCCGCCACAGGAAAGAGTGCAGTTAAAATGGATGATGTGGCTGGTATTACGCCATCATCTGGGGTTGACGTCTAACAATGAATCAATTTTACAAAAAAGCATTAAACGCCTTAGCTAAAGAAGGGATAGATATAGCTGGACGTTATGCAGGAAATTATCTTTTAGACTCACTTACAAAACAAGGACAAGATAAACCTGATACGCCTATTGTTTCCGAGACGGCAGACGGTAAGGTTAATGTTTCATATTATCCTGATCTAAGAATGCAACCTGGTCAGTCTGAGAGATCTTTCAGGAAAGGGGCAGAAGATTTAACACCTAGATTTACTCGTGACAAAGAAAGTGGTTCATATAAGGATTTACCAGAAGGATTTGGGATACAAACCATGTTAGGACCTATCGTTGAGAATCCTGTAGATGCGGCGGTGTTTGCTAAAAATATTGCGCCCTACGCAGGAATGGCAGTTGCTGGAACAGCTTTACATGCCCTCTTTGGAGGAAAACCAAGTAGTGAATATAAAGTCCCAGTTACTCCAAGGTCATATGTACCCGGTGGACGTGTTGTTGACCCAGGTTCAAATCAAAACGTTTTAGCTTCTAATGTCTCTACTGCGAATGAAGCATATTTGATGAATTTAAAACAGCAACATGCAATAGATCTTATCTATGCAAAACAACAAGCTAGGACTCCAGGTGTACAAGATTATGGCAGTGCATTAGGAAGTATGTCATCTACAGGAGAGATCCCATCAGAACTAGCTCAATATCAGGCTTTACTTCAGTCTGATTTAGATAAAGGCGGTAGACCAGCAATTAATGAAGAAGCGAAGGAAATAGCAAGAGCTTTATATGGAACTGGCCTTAAGGCGTTCTAGTTGTGAAGGTAATTTATAATGTACAAAAAGGTGCTTAGATAGATGTCAAGCTATAGAGGAATCGAAAATGATTCGACAAGAAATGCTTTTAGGATGTCTTTAGCTCCAGATCCAGATAAGTTTAAATCTTCAAGTTTTTTAGATGCTATAGGAAAAAATCCAGAAGCTGTAGGAACTTTTGCTCAAATGTTAAGCGCAGCAGGTACAGGTAGAGATCGTGGTTACAATCAGTCAGGAGGCTTCGGTGGATACGGTGGTAGCTCTAGAATGTCAGGTAGCGGTCAATTCATGTCAGATTTAGGTGGTACCCCAGGTTATAGCAGTTCATCATTATTCATGCCCGACGGTCAAGGTGGTTGGAGTGGAGGTGTTGGGGGTTACGGGGGGAAGAGGACTACAGGACAGAAACTCGCGGCAGGAGCAGGCGGTGCTCTTACTGGTGCGTTAGCAGGAGCGAAAGCTGGCAGTGCATTAGGACCTCATGGCGCTTTGATAGGTGGTGGTCTTGGTTTCTTAAGTGGTTTCCTTGGCTAAGAAGTAGACAATTTAAAATAATAACTATATAAGATTTTTAGGTGTAGTTAAAGATGCCACTCCCTTTATTACCTGCGTTAGCTGTTGGTGGTTCACTTCTAGGTGGAGTACAAGGATATCGTAGAAGCGGTGGAAATTTAGGCGAAGCTGCCTTAGGTGCTGGAATGGGTGCATTAGGTGCATCAGGTATTGGTGGATTAGGTCGAATGGCTGGTACAAAATTAGTAGGTTTAGCAGGTTTAGGTACAACTGGCATGAGTGCTCAAGCCTTGAAAGGACTTACTGCAGCTGCGGCAGCAGGTAGTCCAGGCGCTCAGCTTTTAAGAGTTGGTCAAGTTGCACCTAGTGCATTAGGAGCTTTAGCAGGTGGTGGTGCTCTTCTTACTGGAAACATTGGTGTACCTCAAACAATGGGCGGAGCAACAAGAGGAATTAATCAAGGTACTAGTGGTTTAGCTAGAGGTTTAGCTGGTACCTACGGATACGGAATGCCTCAAGGAGAAACAGGTTATCTACAAAACATAACTCAAGGTTTAGGACCATACGGTAACATTGCTCCAATAGGTAGCGATCCTTTCGCTGTTATCGACCCTAGAGGTAGAGATGCAGCTAGACGTTTGATGCAGAGAAAAGAAGGTGAAACTTTAAGAGATAATTTAAATCTTTTATTACCAACAGTCGAGAAGTTCTCTGATAGAGCCAAGCAAAGAGATTTACAAAGAGGGTTAGCAGCTGAAGGAGTTAAGGCTAATATACAAGCAAATGTAGAACAGTTAATTAGAGCACAAAATGCTGTGAACCAATTAGCTACTACAGGAATGGAAGGCGCAACAAACGCCATGCAAACTCAGTACACCTATTAAACAATGTCAATACCAATTGGCGGAACTATGTTGGATTATGCGAGAGCCTTAGGTGCTCTTGCTAATCAAGGACAATTGACATCCTCTACTGTGAGTCTGCCTAGTTATTCTCAAGTTTATTCCCCAGATTCAATTTTGGGTGGTACTGTTGGGAACCCTCAAGTCATCACAGGATCAGGAGCCTCTGCTCAATCTCCATTAGGAAGTCTTTATGACACAGGCCAAAATATCATGGGATTTACTCAAGATATGAGGAACCAAAGTCTTTTTAATCAAGGGCAACAGATAGGTATGACAGCGCAAGCTTTAGATCCAATAATAGATAAGAATATAGCTAGAACAAGAGCAGGTATTTTATTTGCTGATAATAGAGATCCAGCAAGACAGCAACAAATAAATAAAGCTAAGGAAGCAGACGCTAAGCTTAAAGAAGCGCAAGCAACAGCACAAGCAGCTGCTAATCAGTTTGGCGGTTTACAATTAACTCGAAACGTATAGGAGGTTAACTATGGGCGGTGGCGGAAGCAGTTCTTCTTCAACAATGGAGAACCTACAAAATACATTACCTCCTAAACAGGTAATCATTCCTGACGAGAGTGCTACTGGTCAGGTAGTTCTAAATGAAGCTGCAGCAAAGCAAGCTCAAATAAATTCAGAATATGCAGCAAAATTAGATCGTTATAACAAACAGTTCTTCACCACAGAAGATATTAGAAAGCAACAAAGCTTAGGTGATGAAACACGTTTGACACAGAGAACAACTGGTCAAGAAGAAAGAGCAACTCTAGCTGAGACAGGTAATCAACAGAGAGCACTTAGAAGAGTTGAAGGACAAGAACGTAGAGCCGAAACCGCTGAAGAGGGAGCACAACTAAGAGGTACAGAAAGAGTTAAAGGTCAGGAGACAAGAGCAAATATTGCAGAAACTGGAGCACAAACAAGAGGAACAGAAAGAGTAAGAGGACAGGAAGACAGAGCAAGAATTGCTGAGACAGGAAGCCAAACAAGAGGTACACGTCGAGTTGAAGGACAAGAAACAAGACAAACAATAGGGAAAACAGGTACAGAGCAACGTGCAGGAATTAGAACTACAGGAGATGAGACAAGGCAAACAAGAAGAGTTGAAGGAGATGAAACAAGAAAGACAATTGGTAAAACAGGTCAGGAAACACGATTAACAGACTTGCAAAGAGAGCAGTTCCGTAGGTATAAAGAAGCTAGAGACTACGCACAAGCTCAAAGTGCCTATCGCGCATGAATGAATGGATTAAATCTCTAACTGACAAAGATAGAGAATCCTTCACTACTTTTTGTAAAAAGACCTCATCACCTATTCAAATATATTTATATTCCCGTTTCCTTGGGTTCCAAGGGACAATAGTGGAATGTGATGAGTGGTCTACTAAAAAGTTTAAGAAGAGGAATTTCACTTCTGTATTAGAAGGTGAGATTGATGCCATGCAAATGGACATCTCTAAATTAAGAGAAGCCATAGACATGGGAATGGTTAAACAGGATATGGGGGCTGCAAGAATTGCAATGCTTCAAAAAGAATTACGAGGTTCGATAAAACAATTGAATGATGAAAAGATACTGATGGACAAACAAGGTCTGATATTAGCTGGGGCAGATAGGGCTCTCAGAGAGATGCTTTCAATATTCCGTGATGATCCTATTGAGGGTCCATTACAGGAAGCTTCAATGGGAGTTTGGACAAAGATATTACAAGAGGAGAGTTAGAATAGATTGATATTTTATTGAAGATATGTTTGCGCCTGCTCCACAAGGTCCTCCTCCTGGATCAATTGTAATGAATCCTGTGAGACCTATGCCCCCAGGAGCAATCATAATGAATCCAGTTGATACGAGAACTCCTCAAGAAAAACAGAAAGAAGAGTTAGCTAAATTTGGTGCTCTTGTAGGTTTAGCAGGTAATGTTGCAGGTATGATTCCTGGTTTACAACCTTTGAGATATGCAGGAGATATATTCAGCCTAATCACTTAATTTAAGTAATTAAAGATTCTTCGGCTATGCTACGTGCATGGCAGGAACAAGTATTTACAGTGTTTATCGTCGTACTGCGAGAGCAGCAGCTAAACAACAGGTAGTTAAAAAAACATCTTCTGTTGATGTTGATAGAGCCAGAACAGATTTTGCTTATTTCTGTGAGGTAGTAGGGGATAAACCTCCAGCTAGGCATCATATTGAATGGCATAAGTATTTATGTACTGGAAAGGATAGTGAATGTTTAGTTGGTATAGGTGGTCCGAATATAGATATACTTGCTCCGCGTGGTAGTGCTAAATCCACTATTCTCGGTTTATACACAGCTTGGGCTGTAGGTATTCACGCTTTAGCAAAGCAACCTCTAAAAGTTTTATATATTTCTTACACTGTTGATGTCGCTAGACCTAAGAGTGCAGCAATAAAAAGAATTATTGAAGATAGTAAGATCTATCGAGAAATATTTCCCACGGTAAAAATAGCAAAAGGTATAAATTCAAATGAATATTGGAGTATTGATTGGAAGTTTGCAGGTATCAAATCAACTGGTGAAGAAGAGTTTACTGTTTGTTGTGCAGGTCTAAAAGGTGCTGTGACTTCAAAAAGATCACATCTTTGCATAATTGATGACGCAATAAAAAGTGCTGATGATATTAAAAATAAAGATATTCGCCAAGCAATGGAAGACAACTGGAACTCAGTCATAGTTCCAACTATGTTTGAAGGTGCTAGAGCAATTTGTTTAGGAACACGCTTTAGACATGATGACATTCATAACACTACTTTTATTCCTCCTAATGATTGGGTTCAAATTGTTCAATCAGCTATAACAGTTGATAAGAATGGAGATGAGATTTCTTATTGGCCTGAGATGTGGTCATTAGATTATTTAAGAGATAGACGAAGACAAGCTCCTGTTGCTTATAGTTTTCAATATCAGAATCAAATTGTTCAAACAAGTGAATTATCTCTAGCCCCAGATTTAATTGTTAGAGGAGCTATATCAACAGAATTTGAAAGATTAGGAGTTGGTGTTGATTTATCTGCAGGTGTACGTGAACAAAATGATTACACTGTTTTTGTCATGGGAGGGAGAATAGGGAACAAGATACATGTCATTGATTGTAAGAGATTAAGGATTATGGGTAATTTAGATAAATTAGAAGCATTGATGGAAATGATGGAAGAATGGGGAGTTGTACATTCAGATGGAAAAAGTTATTTCCCTACAGGAAGTAATATTGATATCTGGTCAGAAGCCGTTGCATATCAGGCTTCTTTAGAAGCTGACTTTAGAAGAATATGCCAAGGTGATCATGGTTTATACAATATGATCTGGCATCCAGTAAAAGGATTTAAAGGAGATAAAGTTGCACGTTTCAGAGGTATCATGGGTCTTTTTGAACAACGTAAAATCATCTTTAATAAGTTTAGGAAGTTTGGTCCATTAACAGATGAAATTGTCAATTTTGGAGTAAGCTCACATGATGATTGTGTAGATGCGTTGGTATGGCTATGTAATGGATTAATGACCCGAGGAAAACTAGAGTTAGAGTATTGACGATTTAAACTGGAAAGAACACTACCCAATGTCTACCCACTATCAAACGTTAGAGATCGAGCAAGATGCTTACGGTTCTGTAGTCATTCCTTTGCCCGATGAACTTTGTCACGATTTATCTATTCAACCTAATGAAAGGTTTGAAGTAGAAGTTGAAGACGAAATTATTACCCTCAAACGAATACATGCTGGGTACAACATTGAAGAATAAGATTTAATTAAAAACAATGAGCGACAGCAATAGTAAAACTGTTCTGGATCGAATTTTAAATTCGGTTATTACTAGAGACGGAACAGGACCAGCTGACACCATGCTGGTTAATGCTCATTTATCCCAGATGAAGATGTTTGGGATACGTCAAGGTGTAGAGTTTTTTCCTCAACAAGATAACTTTGGAACACAGAGATTTGACTTTATTCAACAAGTAATTAAATTCAATAAATTAGATGCAAGATTAGATTCAATTTGGGATAGATTTTTAGCTTATGGTAAAGGTTTGTTTTATATAAGACCTACTAAAAAAACATATAGACTTTACTGGTTTGATAAAGATGCTTATAGAACATATTATTCTCCAGAAGGAGATCTTGAAGAAGTAATCTTAATCTATCCTTACAAGGTCAAAGCTAATAAAGGTATAAGAAACACTGGTCTAGGTACTGATAAGAGATACATGCGTTTGAAGATTACGCCACTTGAGATAGAGGAAATCCATACTGAACAAGAGATTAGTTTTGATCAAGAGGTAATGGACGTACCAACGTTAAATAAGACGGTGGTAAAAAATACAATGCAATTTATTCCATGCGTTGAGGTATTTAATAACCCTGATGCATTTGGAACAGATGGTGCAGGTGAATTTGAGATGTTAGCTAATCAGATCATCGCTCATGATGAAATGGTTAAAAATATAAGAGCTAACTTATCTTTCTTTGGTAATCCAACTCTTTTATCTTCTCGACCAAAACAAGATATTGTAGAAAGCGATGCTGAAGGTGCAGTACAACGTCCTAGCATATCGAGTCAATCGGGGTTTGGATCTGAGTCATTACTTTCTAGTTCTACATATAAACAAGATCCTCTAACACGTCAGCAGCCTGGCTACATAGGTAAACCTGGTAGTGGTATGCGCGTACCAAGGGTTATTGCTAATTTAGAACCTTCTGATCGTGTGGGTTTCATTACTCCTAATGCTGTAAGTACAGATCAGGCAAGATACTCAGAACAACTTAGAAGTGAGATACGTTTAGCTTTAGGTGGTATTGATGATTTAAGCGTTAGTAATGTAACTGCGACTGAAATAAAATCTGCTTATGGACGTGTTAGTGCGACAGCTAAAAAGAAATGTCTTCAGTTATATCAATATGGTATTTGTAAGTGTTTTGAATTAATACTTTTCCAAGAAGAACAAATATTTAGAAAATCACTTGCTTTTGCAACAGGTATCAAATATCCAGAAGTCCCTGCTGATGAAGAAGATATGGATAAAGCAATGGAAAAATATGAAGAACAGAAGATTAAATATGAGCAAAAATTAGAACAAACAATAGAGGAAGTTATTAGATCTGGAGAGGTACCTGTAGGTGTTTTAGGTCTTGCTCCTGATGGAGACAGGACTGTTTTATGGCGTTGGATGGGTCCAGTTTATGAGGATACTGCTCAAGATAAATTGAACCAATCTATATTTGTCAGAAACCTACAAGAATTAGGCGTTGATAGCATAGAAGCACTGAAGTATTTATTCCCATCTAAAACTGACGACGAAATTGCTGGTATGTTATCAGGATTTCCGTTCAGAGTTGTTGGGGAACTACAGAGGGCTTACTCAGGTCTTATTGACTTAGTCAATCAAGAAATGAGGACTCCCCATCCGCAACAACCGAATTTACCGATTGCTGCAGATCCGAGATTAAATCTCACCCCGTTTCTATATAGAACACTCGAAAGTTTACAAAAAGAAGTAACCCATGCCGGACGTTATCGCTCAGCCGACCCAATCGGCACCCCAAGTATCCCAGACCCAGCCGATCAACTCAGGGGCTCCAGTAGCTCAGACGGCGGCTCAGGCTCCAACAGTGGCAACAACACCTCAGTGGACAGCAGGCGCCCAGCCGATGGCGGCACCAGCACCACAAGTGGCAGCCCAGATGGGGGTTCAGGGACTCCAATACAGCCCTACTCCCTCGGCTTACCAGGGATCGCAAGCGCCTCAGGCTCCGCAGCAGCAGCAAGCACAGGCGGAGAATCCTTACAGGGACGCATTCGACAAGGTAGTGAACCTCCTGAGTTCACCAGTCCAATTCCCGTTCCAGGGTCAACAATCGACAACGACCCCATCAGGCGTTCAGGCCAACTACGGTTCCCAAGCGACAACCCAGTACAGCGACCCGGCAGCGCAGACATATATGCCTTCGAGCGCGAGCAACCAGGGCTACTCCAACGCCTCTTCCCAAACGTCTACGGAAGTGACAGCGGATCAGCTAAGACAAAACGGAGTAAGCGACGCAAGTCTTGAAGTAATTAATCATTTTGGTGCGGATGCTCCAGCATTGCTTAATAACTATGCTTGCCAGATAGAAGATTCATTAATACAAAGCAACGGTCAATTACAAGAAGCAACTGGTTTACTACAAGAATTAGTATCTGAGCATAAAGCTTATCAACAAATTCTTACTAACCCAGATACACTTGCTGATTACACTTGTCAGTTCTTCGGTCCTGAAGGTCCTCATCCTGTAGAACAGGCTGCACCTGCTGATGGTAGGTTTGTAGGACAACAGTTCCAAAACACTGGTGTACAACAGGCTCCTGCTCCACAGCGTCCAGAGATGCCTGCACCTCCACAGCCACAAGTACAACAAGGCAATCCTGAAGAGTTCTGGAATAGCTTTGGCAACTTAGCTGACAGAGATCCTGGACAGGCTTGGAAGTATCTCAATGCTGCTCAGCAGAGTCCTGAGATATTCCGTCAAAAGCTCCTTGTAATGGAGTAAATATCCAATAAAGGGGGTAGTTATTTTCTACCCCTATTATTTTTTTAATTAAATGGACGTTGCAAAAGTAAAACAAGCACTATTACTCTCTCAGTTGATGAAAGAAGATCAACTTGGAAAGGCACCAGATTTACAACCTGTAGATGGCTATATAAACCCCTATGGCAGGATGGGTACTGTTCCTCCTACTGCATATTCTCCATATAACGTCGTATAATTTGAGCTAACTTATATAAGTAGCTTTATTAAGTCTTGGTATAATTTTTATAATGGAATTTTTTTCCAGCAATAGAGGATTTAATTCCTCTGGTATCAGCAAATTTCTTGCGCTGAGAAACCAACATGTTTATTGATAACGATTTTCCAAAACTCCTGGGGGCCGAACTTTATCGTCCGCACCCAGCGTATGTCGTGGAAATGGCTACTGAGCCAGTAGTAGTACACGACTTTACCAAACAGCCTGGACAAACGGTCCAACTTGACCGTTACAGGTTCTTTGGCAATCCTGGCACTAAGACCAGCCGTGAGCGTACTCAGGATCAAACCATCGGTACTGCAAACAGCAGATCTATTGTCAAGGACAAGGTTCTTGTATCTCTTCGTGAGTACACAGGACCTGCAGATCCAGCTAACACAAATCTCCCTAGCACTTTCAAAATTGCTCGTGAGACATTGATGACAGCGCAGCGACTATTGCTCGATACAGGGAACCTTAATATGTTCCATCAGAGTATTGGTTCGTTGACTCTTCTCGATGATTATAGACGTTGGAGAGACAGAGTCTTCTTAGATGAGCTATTCAAGAGTGAATCAAGAGGACAAAGTAGTGATACACAAGGTGGTTACTACTATCCAAATAATAAAGCTAAAGCTGCTGGTGGAAACCTTAACGCTTATTCAGCTACAGAATATGCTTCTGAGCGATTTAAGTTCAACGTTAAGACTGACCTACTTGAAGTAGTTAAGAGCTTACGTAAGCGTCACGTACCTGTATTCGGTGACGGATACTATCGCTGTATCGCTGACCCTTCATTCATGAAGGATCTCAGGGCTGATCAGGGATTCCGTGAAGTTGCACGTTACCCAGGGATGGGTCAAGGTAACCCTCTAATGGGTGCTGGCGGTCCTAACCAAGCCATCTATGGTGGTGGACAATATGGACAGGCACAGTTCGTAGGTGGAGAGCCTACCATGCCATCCGGATTTGTTTTCGAAGGAGTAAGATTCTTTGAATCAACCAACTTCCCTGCTAAATCTATTACAGTTAACATTGCCGATGGGCAAGGTGCTGTGAACCATACAACTCCTGCTGGATTATTCTTCGGTCCTCAGGCTATCGGTGTAGGTATTGGTGGTCCAAACGCTCAAGTCCTCATTAATAATAATGATGATTTCAGCCGGTTTATCATTCTCATATGGCAGCTATACGCTGGCTTTGCGAACTTGAACAAGGACTTCATCACAACCGCCTTCACCATAACTGAGTAAGGAGGTACATAACTAATGGCAACTTACAAATCTTCCGCTGGAGCTATTCTTCAGCCAGGTAACCAGATTAATAAGCTTTCTGGCTTCAACGATGAAGGTGTTTTTGGCTGGCCAGGTGTCGAAGCTTTCGAACTCATAGGGTACGCAAAAGTTTCTAACCTAGAAGCAGCTAAAGCTTCTAATAAAAGCTTCAGCTTAACTGTTCCTTCTCCTGATCGCCGTGTAGGTGATCGTGTACGTGATGATCGTACAAGCTTAGTAGTAAAAGCAAGTGCTACACGTCCTGCATATGTCTACGGTGCATCTATTGCATTGGCTCAAGACATTCCTTCAGGTGGTGAGCCTTCTTTCCCTGCTTCTCCTGTTACAGCAGACTTAGATGGTACTAACACTGAGGTTCTTCTTCTAGGACCTGATAATGGTGGTGCTCCTCTAGGTATTCCTGGAACTCAATTGAACGGTTTAGCAGCTGCGTCTGCAAGTCTTACAATTGGTGCTTCAGGTCTTGCTCAAGGTACATCAGCTACAACTTCTGCAAAACTACCTTTCTGGTCAAGTGTTACCAGCACAATCGCTGCTGGCGATGCTGCTAACTCCATGATGTACAAGGTGACAGCAGATACAACATTTAAGATCTATAACTTGAATGCTGTAGCTAACACCACAGTTACTGGTGACGGTGTATTCATCAGTGCAGCTGATTCAGATGCTGGACGTGCTGCATACTTGCTCGGACGTGTAACTTATATACGCCCTGCTGCAGATGTATCATGGAATGATGTTCAAGGCTTTATTGACTTCGCATCACAAGTAGGTGGAAACGACGAGTAAGATATAAATTACTCTTAAGAGAATTGAGCGAGTCCTTGTGGCTCGCTTTTTTCTTGCCTATAATTAAGTCATTCGTAAAATGACTATGCAATTAATTACTGTGATACTAATTATGGGTCTCACTTTAGGTTTAATTGGTATATTCATGGATAACTCTCACCCCAACCATCCACAGTAGAGTTGAAATCAAAGGTGGAGACTGGTATGCTAATCAGAGGTTAAACAATTAAGTTATGTTGTATCAGTACAAACCAACAGGTGGTTTAGTAGAAGTTATCTCTCAGCATGGGGAAGGTATAAAGATGTGTCTCGATGCCAATGAAGAAGTTCTTTATGCAGATGAAGAAGATCTAGAACCACATATAGGAGCTACACAGGAAAAAAATAAAAATGAAGAAAAATATACTGCTGAATTAGAAGCAGATGGAGTTAAGCCAGCAAACCTAACTTCTAAAGATACTTTCCCCATAGATATGAGGGTGAATATAAATAATGCAAGTGCAAGACAAATAGCTGATGCTTTACCAGGGGTAGGTTTAAAAACAGCTAGAGATATAAAGGATTTACAAACTTCATGTTCTGGTGAGAGATTTCAAAAATTAGAACAATTAAGAGCAGTTAAAAGAGTTGATTGGGATCAAATATTTAAAGAGAATCTAGTACGAGTAGACTAGTTGTAGGACTTTTCGAGTAGTTAATGAAGCTTGATACTTTTACACAATCTAAGATACGCTGGCACTTAGGTTACAACATAACGTCGGTTCCTGCTGGTGATATAAGCCGTTTAGAGGAAGCTATGAATAATGTTCAGGATTCTTATTGGTTTAGTAAAATAGTTGAACAAATTGGAAGATGTGATGAAGCTGAAAAGAGAACTGATATGACAGGTAGTGTCAATAATGATTCAACACCTAAAAGTAGAATTGAGAGTATAGCTGGTGACGTTGATCGTACAGTTTCTACTTCTGATTTCAAAGAGACATTAAAGACATGGACACAGATTTATATTTATGAGACAGATCGTTTAGCTTTACATCTATATGTCCCAAACTATAGAAATCCAGAACAAGCTAGATATAGGTTTAATAGAGAAGGTGCTGAATTTATTCAAGCTCTTCCTGGACCAGCAGATGTAGCAGTCGGCACAAGACTTTTACTGGAAACTAACTACAGGTAGGACTGACGTTTTTTCCTGTTATTCTTATATTTAGGAGTTATCTTCAACAATGGCAATCACTTATTTTCAAGATACAATCATAGGAACTGAAACACTGTCGGCTCCTAGTAATGGCACTCCTCTAGAGGTAGCTGTTAATAATTTATTCTCGACTAAAAACTATACTTGTTTAGTTACAGTTGCAAGTGTTAATACTAATGTAATCGTAAGTTTTGAAGCAAGTTTAGATGGTACAAATTATGTGACGCTTCTTGCTAATAGAACAATAACTGCTAATGGCTCTACATATGAGAGTGTGATAAATAAACCCTTTAAATGGATTCGTCCAAAATTTGTTTCCGAATCAGGTGGTACAGCTGCAACGGTTACTTTTTCTATTGCAGCAGCATAGATGTCTATTAAACCTACTACACGTTTAGGTTATAGGCATAGTATTCGTCCTCATAAATGGCGTCTTAGAGAATTATTAGATAATAGAGATGAAACTAATGTAGAAAAATTTGTAAGACCTAGAGCACCTAGACGTATGGCAGGTACTCGAATAAATGCTGAATTAATTACAGAAGGCACTGCACCAACTCCTTACATTAAAGGTGATGAAAATATTAGAAGACAGGATGTAGATTTTATTAGTGAGAATTTAGATCCTGATGATCTTGACGAAACTAAATCTAGAGAATATATTTGAGTAAAAAATGACTATAGGACTATATGATAATCCTATTATTAATGTCGAGATAACTGAGGCTATCACTGATAATGTAATTGAATGCTGGGATAAATATAAAAGTAATCCGATTAATACAATTAACATCACATCTTCAGCTACTTTTGATGGTATTCAAAGTGATAATGCTTTAAATTTATCGGATTTTCAAGAAGACTATAAGTTTCAAGGAGCTTTGAAAAATATTTTAGAAATAGTACAATATTTACTCCAAAGCAAGCTGCATTATTATTGGGTTCACTTTGTTGAATACCATAGCGGTGGATATCAAGGTTTACATAATCATGCGCATAATGAAGACTATAGTTTGATTTTATATCTCAACACTTGTAAAGGGGGTGAAACTTGTTTTGAATCAGGAGTTGTTTGTACACCGAAGAAAAATAATATGATGTTGTTCCAAGCTAATATCAATCATAAAGCTAAAGAGACTCAGTCGTGGGATAATAAAAAGGTTCTAGTATGTGGAATGAGGAGGTCTAAATGAGTAAAGGCAAAATGCCACCACAACTTCTTGAATACTTTAAGAAGAAACAAGGTAAAGCTGAAGACAAAAAAGATGATAAGCCTGATGACAAAGTGAAGAAAGAAGACAAGAAAAAAGAAGCCATAGCTAAGGCAAAAAAACAAAAAGAGAAGCGATAATATCCTTTAGCTATAATTATTATTAAATTAACTCCTAGATAGACGTGTCAAGTAGTAGCTCCAATAAACAACCGTTAATGGTGGATCGCCCAGCGAATACCTCCACTCTTCTAACTGTCGCCTCTGGTCAAGCTTTTTCAACAAGTTTGATCCCCACTGCCGTTGGTAATGCTACTAAAGTATTTGATGCTGATGCAGCTTTAACAGATACTTCAATCAGTGGTGCATACATTGATGAGATATGGTTTCAATACAGTAAAAAAGATAATTTAACAATCAGCCCTAAAGCGGCAACAGGAGGTACTTGGGCAAATACAGCTACTTCATGTGTAGTTACTCCTACAGGTGGTAGCAATGTACGAGTAGGACAAAAAGTTTACGTAGACTTTACTAGTACTAGTAGTGCTCTACCTGCTGATGGTACTTATACAGTTACAGCAGCGACTGCTACTACGTTTACTTTTGCAATAGCCGCACAAGCTAACTCAAATGGTAACTGTACAGCACAATTACCAACTGATTTCTGTTTTTATCTTGTATCTGCAGCTTCAGTTACTAATACAAACCAGTTCTTCCCTTTATTCACTTTAAGTATTGAATCTTTAGCTGAAAAAGAACGTTTTAGTTTAACAGAAGAAGGTATTCTCCCTTACATAAATCATCCAGTAGCTCAATCAGGTGCAAATATAAATAGTGCAAACAGTTTGACACTACCAAAACATAGAGGATTGATGTTGAGGAGAGGTCAAGCGTTATTTGTGGCAACTAGTGGTTCAACTGCGCTTACAAACGCATTTTATTGCAATGTACAAGGTGGTTTCTATTAAAAATAATGCCTTTCGGAGTAAATTCTTTTAAGAATCCGTCAAAGATAGGCTTTGATACGAAGTTTAGTAAGAGTTTTGAAAAAGATAATCAATTTAATAACGATAAAGGCTTCAAAATTACAAAAGATCCTTACAAAGTAGATAGATTAAAGAAAAATTATGGTGCTAGTGAGGTTGATTTTTATAATAAAGACTCTTTATGGTCTAGATGGCGTAGAGGATACGAATTATATTTAGCAACTCAGAGCATGATGGGTTCTACAGCCTCAGAAAGGGGTGTTAGAGGAGATTATCGTTTATATTTTACTTTTCAACAGTTTCCAGGTGTGTTTATACCTGCCCGTATTTATATTTATCCATCTACTAAAGAAGATTTAGGCGAACATATTGTAGGTATGAGAGATACTGATGCTTTTAGCTTCTATGACCAAGGATTACCAATATTAGGTGTCAGATATTTAGGAAATGTGGTTAATTCAACATATAATCAATCAGGTACTACTTTAGTTGTTGCAAAACAAGATCACGGTTTATTTCCAGGGGAAAATGTCTTTTTAGATTTTCAAACTGGCGCAGCTGTTGACGAAACTCTAACTATTACAAGTACTACACAAAACACATTTACAGTAACAACTTCAAACGCAGCAAATACTGGAGGCAATGTTAATTATTATCTATCGACTACTTTTGGGGATTCGCGTTGGACTTTTATTAGAGTTCGCCTTCGTAGTTTGCCTACAGACGTTGCTTTCCTTTCAGGCGAACGGTTAGGAGATCGTCTTGTTGAGAAAGATCCAGGTATAAATAGTACTTACACCAGATCTTCGAGTACTGTAACAGTGACATGTAGCTCTGTGCATGGTTTAAGTACAGGTAATACAGTCTTCATTGATGTTTCTAGTGGAGATGTATCTTCTGGTAGATATAAAATTACAGTTACTTCTACAACACAATTTACTTTAACAACAATTACAAGTGGTACTACGAATGGCAATTTAAAACTAAGTCGTTTAATAAGAGGGCGTAGATATGATGATTATGTTTCTTATACATGTACAGGAACTGATTCAAGTACGAATGAAATTATTGTACAAAAGAAAGATAGTTACGGAGCACAAACAATAAATAATAAAATTGTAACAACAGTACCAGCACATAGAGGTTATGAAGTTGGTAGATTTTTAAGCACTGATTTACGTTGGCAATGTTCTTGTCAAGATTTTTCTAGAAGAGATAGTTATAACTTACAAAGTGATTTATTAAGTGATCGTTTTCCAACAACTGGTGTTAAAGCAACAAGAGAAGGACAAGTATTGAATCCTGATGGTACTTTATCTAATGAAAATGACCAACCAGGTGTGTTTAGAGATCTAGGTTTTGTTACAATTAATAATTTTTATGAACTTCCTGAATATGAAGATAATGCTGAAAACGCTGTTCAAAATTTAGCTTATTATCAACTCCGTTGGTGTAAACATATTTACGCAGCAATGTGGGCATTACTTCATGATGAGGGTAATGATCCTATAAATTTGACTGCGGATTACGTACAAAATGGTCCGAATATTGTTATAACTTCAACTGATCATGGTCTTGAACAAAATACTAAAATACAAATTACTTTTACCAGTGGTAATGCTATATCGGGCGAGTTTACAATTTCAGAAGTCCAAGATAAGAATACTTTTGTAATTGTTTATCCTTTTTCTAGTCAATCAAGTGGTTATTGCACAATCAGTAATTTAAAAAAACATGAGTTTGTAGGTTCATGGTTATTAGAACCTAGCGATAGACCTATAGATAAAGGTCTAGAACATTTTAATAAAAAGTTTGAGAAAGAAAAAGTAAATATTCAGGAAGCTTTTAGAAATGTTTTACTTGCTAAACAAAATACTAAATGGAGTGGTCAGAAAACAATTACTGGTAATAGAAATCAGCCACAATTAGTAGCAGATTTTGATCCTTCTACAATAGGAATGCTTTTAACAGATGATATACGTAGGGATAAAGATGGAAATTTAAAGAGAGACGGACGGCAGGTGAATACTACTAACAGAATGACGATGTTAATTAATAAATTATTTAACCAAACACCTACAAAATTTCAAGATATAAAACTAGGTATTGTTAATAAACCGTTAGATGAGTACGCGAATGAATTTGAATCAGGGTTAATTTTTTGTGGTGAATTTTCAGCAGGAGTACCTACTGAAAAAGCTGATACAGTGAGTACAATAGATTGTGGAACCTATAATCCACAAACCGATCAGGATACAGTCGTAGACGCTGATCTTTATATCAACGCTTAACTATGGCTGTTCAGATTCTGACCAGACGTTCTAGTGTGCTTCATGACAGACCTTTTCCTATACGTCTTGGCGATGCTGAGCTTGCTGTTAACAACCATGCAACGGAGCCCGGACTCTTTTTTGCTGATAACACAGCTTCTCCTTCTACAGGCTTAGTTAAAATAGGACCAACTTTTGTTGGTTCAACTAGTCCTAATGCTTCTCCAGTAGGATTTAATTCTTACAGTAAAGGTGAATCTTGGTTAGATACGAGTAGTACACAGGTGTTAAAAATATTTGATGGTACAAATTTTGAAACAGTTAAGGCAGTTGTTTCTAATACAGCAGGTTATCCCTCAAATCCAGCTGATGGTCAATTACATTACAACAAAACAGCAGGTGCTTTATATATGTGGAATCAAGCTAATACTTCTTGGATAGCTATTTAACTCTTAGCTAATAAATGATCAAGTATTCTATCCAGTTTTGTATGGACAGATTGCATCTCTCGTAGAAAATCTTCTTTCAAAACGTAATCATGAATCACTTCATTCTTAAGTTTACCAAGATCACTCTCTATGTTATAAAATCTTCTATCTAATTTTTTATTAAAATTTCCTAGAGCACGTGTTAAACCAGCGAAGACACCGACGCTTCCAGAAATAATAGCAGCGATGAGTTCGACTTCCATCTTTACTTCCTTTTTCTTTATTCTAAAGGGTTTTTACATTTTAAAATATTAAATAGTTAAGAGATGAGTATGGCAACAGGATATGAACCGAATGTGGAAGGTGCTATAGCAGTTTTAGTTGATCTAATGACTGCTAATAACTTTACTATGACACGTCAACCATATGAACCTAATTATCGAGGTTTAGTAGACGCTGTTATTGATGTAAAGGATGGATTTCCTGTATTCTCTCCAACTCGTGTTGGTTTTGATGTAACTACTTTTGAAGCTGTAGCTGATGGGGATGCACTTTATATGAGATCTAGTGACGGTAAGGTTGGAAAGGCTAGTGCTGCAAATGGTGCTCTTGAAAACGCACATGTTGTAGGTTTTGCGGACGCCGCTGCTTCTTCTGGTAATGAAGTTAAAGTTCTAGTAGCAGGGATGAAAACAATGTCATCAATAGATGCTGGAGATTTATATTTTTTAAGTCCAACTACAGCAGGAGCTATTACAACTACTGCACCTACTGGCTCAGGCCAAGCAGTTACAAGAGTAGGAGAGGGAGCTACGACTACTTCCTTTAGTATTTACGTTGAACCTCCTGTGAAGTTAGCATAATGTCTGGTACAAGTAATTATTCTCCGTATGAGCCTAATGCTAAGGGTTTTACAGAGGCTCTTATTGATTTAAAAGACACATTAGGAAATCGAACTGTATATTCTGTGGCTGGTTTTGAAGCTGTTGCTTTTGAAAATGTTAATCAAGGACAGCCTTTATATGCAAGATCAAGTGATGGAAAATTGGGGTTAGCTAGAGCAGCAGGTACTGAAGATGAAGCTCGGGTTGTTGGTTTTGCACAGACAAATAAAAATGCAGGTGGTACTGTTCGTTGTCTTGTATTTGGTAGTTTAGCTACTTCAGGATTAGACGCAGGAGAATTATATTTTCTCAGCGTGGGTTATGGAGCAATAACGGCTACGCCACCTTCTAGTTCTGGACAATATATAACACGAGTTGGTGAAGCTATATCAGGTGCTTCTTTGCACGTAAGTTTAGAGCCCCCAATTAAGGTTAGTTAAAATTAAGACATGGCAACAAGAAAATCCCTTGTAATAGTTAGTGGTCTGTTTCAGGAGTTAAATACTTCTTCAGACAAGTTAGATATTGCTGGTAATACTACAGCTGATTTAACTGAAAATACTAATCTTTATTATACAAATGCACGAGCTAGAGGTGCTGTTTCTGTAACAGATTCTGGCGGTTTAGGAAGTTTAGCTTACAACAATAGTTCTGGTGTTATCACATATACAGGACCATCTAACTCAGATGTTACAGGACTAATTAGTGTTGCTAGTGGCTCTGGTTTAACGTATAGCGGAGGAGAGATAGGTACGAATGCTATTCCTAACAGTAAGTTAGCTAATAGTTCATTAACTGTTGGTAGTACATCGATTGCTCTAGGTGCTACAGCATCAACGATTGCTGGATTAACTTCTTTAACTGCTACTACTCTTTATTCTGGAGTTGCTGACGCTGCTAATTCAATATCAATAGCTAGTGGAAATATAGTTTTTGAAGGATCAACAGCTAACGCTTATGAGACAACTCTGACCGTAACAGATCCAACTGCTGATCGTACTCTTACATTACCAAATGAGACGGGTACTATTTTAACGTCAGCTTCTACGATTACTCCTACAGTTAACTCTTTAACAATTGGTAGTACATCTATAACTTTAGGAGCTACAGCATCAACTATTGCAGGTTTAACATCACTCACGGCTACAACTTTATATGCAGGTGCAGACGGTGTTGCTAATGCAGTATCTATAGGAACTGCTGGTTTAGTATTCGAAGGTTCAACAGCAGACGGATATGAAACGACGATAAGTGTTGTAGATCCTACTGCGGATAGAGCAATTAATTTTCCTAATGCCGCAGGAACTGTTGCTTTATTAACTTCTTTAAGTGCTACTGCTGGTTCAGGATTGACATATAACTCATCTACAGGTGCATTTGGAACCAGTTCTATACCTAATACTCAGTTAGCTAATAGCACTGTAACAATTGGTAGTTCTTCTGTAGCTCTAGGATCAACTTTAAGTAGTATTGCAGGAATAAGTTCATTCAGTTGTGATCAAATCACTACTAAAGACAATGGTTTTAGAATACAAGACAATGCTGATACTTCGAAGCAATTAGCTTTTGAGTGTTCAGGCATTTCGGGTAGTACAACTCGAACTTTAACGGTACCAAATGATTCAGGGACAATATCCACTGAAAGTTTTGCTACCGCAATAGCAGTTGCATTAGGATAGTATTATGGCAACACAAGTACAATTCCGTAGAGGCACATCGAGTCAGACTCAGACCTTCATCGGTGCTCTTGGCGAGATAACAGTAGACACAAGTATCAGTACAGCTGTCATACATGATGGTTCAACAGCCGGTGGATTTTCATTATTAAAGAGTGATGGAAGTAATTCTTCATTGCTAACTGGAACAGGTGCCAATCCTTCTCTTACTTTTGTTGGGGATTCGAATACAGGTTTATTTTCAGGTGGAGCAGATCAAATAGGTCTTGCCACTGCAGGGAATGCTAGACTTACAATAGATTCATCGGGTGTTGCAACTTTTAATGGAAACGTCTCCGTTCAAGGAGATTTATCTGTAACTGGTTCATCCCCAGACAACCTCGCTCTTATTGTTGCTTTAAGTTGATATGGCAAATACCTTCAAACAAGCTACCAAATCTGGCCTCGTTACGACAGTCATTAGTAACTCTGGCACAAATATTCTTACTGCTGGAGGCTCTTCTACGCTTATTCTTCTTAGTGCTTTGGTCGCTAATAAGACTTCGAGTAGCGCAAATGTGGATATCTATCTAAAACCTAGTAGTGGAGATGAGGTTTACTTTTTAAAAGCAGTTCCAGTTCCTGCAGGGTCATCATTAGAACTCATCAGTGGAAGTAAGATTATCTTAGAATCTGGTGATATTTTAAGAGCCAGATGTGATACAGCTTCTGCTGCAGATCTTACTGTTAGCTACCTAGATCAGACTTAAGATTATGGGATTAACACTCATTGGTGACATTGCTGCTTTGCAGGCGCAATTTACAGCGATTAAAGAGGAGATTGATAAGCAATTTGATAAGACAATATTGAATTTAGAGGAGACAAGTTGGGCAATTATTCGTAAGAAAAGAGATTTTCTTTTAAGGACTACTGATTGGACAATGACAGTTGGTTGTACTGTTGATCAAAGTGCTTGGGCAGCGTATCGCCAATCGTTAAGAGATGTTCCACAAACATTTACAGAGTATACAAACGTAACTTGGCCTACTCAACCATCGACGAAAGGACCAAATACATCTGAGTAGCTGTATAAGGGCAGAATACAATAGAAGATAATAAGTTACTAAATACTAAAGATGTATATTGGGAACGATCTGCAGATTGCACATCCTAGCTATAAGATAATTGACGATATTAGTTCAGGGTTTAACGGAAGTACTACTTCATTTGCTTTACAGGTAAGCGGAGAGACACCAGTCCCATTCCCGATCAGTACACAGCAGGTAATGATATCTGTTAATGGTGTTGTTCAGGAACCAGATCCTAGTGGTAGTGCAGGTTTTAAATTATTAGGTTCAAATATAGTATTTAGTTCTGCTCCAGCTAACGGACATGCTTTCTTTGGTGTCATCAATGCAGGTGCTGACTATGTAACAGCAGGTTCAGAGTTCCCAGATGGTTCAGCTACTGCACCTAGTTTTACATTCCAAGATGACCAAGATACTGGTTGGTTCCGTAGTGGCTCTGGGGCTGTAGGTTATAGCGCTAACGGTGCTCAGACTTTAACTTTTGATGGTAATGGATTAACTGTTACTGGAGATGCCTCATTTGTTGGAGATTCCAGTAAGAATTTGTTATGGGATAAGTCAGATGGTCAACTTGAATTTGCGGATAATGCTAAGGCTGTTTTCGGAACTGGATCGGATCTAAGTATCTACCATGATACAAATAACTCCTTTATAAGTAGTAGTACAGGTAACTTAAAACTGGTAGGTAATGCAAACATTCTTATTGAAGATAACAATGGAGAAACCTTAGCAAGTTTTAATCCTAACTCATCAGTAGACCTTTATCACAATAACGTCAAAAAATTTGAAACTGGTAGTGGTGGCATAATTGTTCAAGGTCAAGTAAGTGTTGCAGGTAGTGGTGTAAGTTTATCCCTAGCAGATAGTGGTAAAGCTGCTTTCGGAGCAGGAGATGACCTCCAGATCTATCACAATGGGACCAATACATACATTGATAACAATACAGGTCACTTTACCATTAGAACTAATGTAGCTTCAGATGTTGGTAGCAATATCTATTTACAACCACATGACAATGAAGATGGTATTGTCATTGTCCATGACGGCGCCGTACAGTTATTTTACGATAATTTTAAATGTTTTGAGACTTATGACCGTGGCATAACAGTTTACGGCCCAGAAGGTAATAACGGAGAAGTATATATTTATGCAGATGAAGGTGATGATAACGCTGATAAATGGAGATTACAAGCAAATACAGGCGGTACTTTTAATATAGGTAACTACTCAACAGGGTCTTGGGTAAACGGTTTAACTTTAGACGGATCAAATAACGCCACGGTTGCTGGAAGATTAAATATATCTCATGATCTTACAATTACTGGTACGGCCCCAAGGGTAATTCTTACTGATTCTAATAATGACTCTGATTTCCGAATTAATGTAGATGGAGGTTCTTTCCAAATACAAGATGCTACAAATAGTTATGCAAATAGATTAGCAATAGATTCGAGTGGAAACTCCGTCTTTGGTGGAACGGTATCAGACAGCAAAGGCAACCTGCGTTCTATACCTAATGTAGATAAAACTTCGGCTCATACAATATCTGCTGCTAATGCTGGTAGAGCTATATACATATCATCTGGTGGTGTTACTGTTCCTAATTCAGTTATGTCTGCTGGTGATGCAGTAACCATCATAAATAATAGTGGTTCAGATCAAACAATAACTCAGGGATCAGGATTAACTATTTACAACACGGCTGATGCAAGTACCGGGAATAGGACTTTAGCTGGTAGAGGAATGGCTACTATTTGGTTTCATTCGGCTAGTACTGCCTACATCTCAGGTGCAGGGTTGTCATAATGCGCCATTACATCTACTTTATACACAGAGAGGTTAGTTAATTATGTCACCAATGCAGCAGATGTTACTTGGAGTTGGTAAACCTATTACGAGAACATACATTGATGATGTGTATAGCACAAACGTCTATACAGGTGCTGGTAGTGGTCAAGTTATAAATAACGGAATCGATAATTCCACAGAAGGAGGTATGGTTTGGTTTAAGAGAAGAGATGGAACGTATGATCATCAATTAGTAGATACTGTGAGAGGTGGAAGTAAAGGAGTTCAATCAAACACTCAAAATGGTACTGTTAACACACAGTACATAAGTTCCTTTAATACTAATGGTTATACGTTAGGCAGTGAAGCTGCTGCAAGTCAGTCTGGGTTGTCTTTTGCTGCTTGGAATTTCCGCAAAACACCTGGGTTCTTTGATGTTGTTACCTACTCCGGGAACGATAGTTCTGGTCGCCAAGTTTCACATAATCTTGGTTCAGTTCCTGGATTAATCCTTATAAAAAAAACTAGTTCTACGTCAGATTGGTGCGTTTACCATCGCTCACTAGGTGCTACGAAATTCTTAATATTAAATGAGCCTAATAATGCAGGTACAACTAGTAATAGATGGAATGATACTACCCCAACCGCTACTAATTTCACTTTAGGTAGTCATAACATTGTTAATGGTAGTGGTCAAACCTATGTAGCCTACCTATTCGCAGGAGGTGAGTCCACAGCCGCTACTGCAAGGTCTGTTGATTTTGATGGTAGTGATGATGCGTTGCTAATAGGTGGTAGCTCAGGTCATAATGATTTATATGGTCCTGGTGATTTTACACTTGAGGCATGGATAAAACCTCATAACTGGAGTCATGGGTCGTATCAAAAGATATATGAAAACTCCGCAACTGGTGGGATGATTTTAGGCCAAAATTCAAATGATTTCGGATTTCGCACTTACGGAACTAGCGGTAATAACCCAAAGATAAACTTTGATCTTTCAGACATACCAGAACATCAATGGTCACATATAGCTGTTACAAGATCAGGAACGACTATAAAATTATTTCTAAATGGTGTAGAAAAAGGCAACGTAACAAGTAGTTATTCTTTTTTGGCTGATGGTCAAACAACCATAGGTACAGATATATGGGATAGTGATTTCGATGGTGAAATATCAAACTTACGTTATGTAAAAGGAACAGCAGTTTATACATCATCATTTAGACCACCAACTGAGCCATTAACAAACATAACGAATACCAAACTTTTATGTTGCAACAATAGTTCTACAACAGGATCAACTGTAACTCCAGCAACAATCACTACTGCTGGAAATCCAACAGCATCAACAGATAGCCCCTTCGATGACCCTGCGGCACAGGTGTTCGGAGCGTCGGGATCAGAATCCGTAATTAAGTGCGGTAGTTATGTTGGAAATGGATCGAATAATGGCCCAGAGGTTAATTTAGGATTCGAGCCTCAGTGGTTATTGTTAAAAAGTACGGGACCTGTTGGTAGTGAGAACTGGCGTTTATATGACAACATGAGAGGTGTCCCTGTTGAGGGGGATGATAAAGCTTTATTACCTAGTACTTCTCATGCAGAACTTAGTTACTCAAATCGAATAAATTTTACGTCTACAGGTTTTCAAATAACAACTAATAATAGTGCTATTAACCGTAACGATGACCCAGTAGTTTATTGTGCAATTAGAAGGCCCGATGGCTACGTTGGCAAGCCTCCCGAACTTGGTACGGGTGTACTCAGTCTTGCGACTGGAACAAATAATACTATCCCTGGATTTGTTAGTGGCTTCCCTGTTGATTTCAGTCTTAGAAAAATATATGCAAGTTCAGGTGATTGGTTTGCAGCATCAAGATTAACAGGAACAAGATATCTGATAACTAACGCCACTAGTGCAGAAAATAGTAATAGTAATCAAACATTTGATTTCCAAAATGGGATTGGCAAGTGGGGAGGTAACTTAACAACTTATATGAGTTGGCAATGGAAACGCCACGCTGGTTTTGATGTGGTGACTTATACAGGTTTAGGTGCTTCATCTGCACCTAGATCTTTTGCACATTCTCTCGGAAAAACACCAGAGATGATTTGGACTAAAGGTCGGAATTCTACTTATAGTTGGAGGGTATGGCATAAAGATCTAGGTAGTGGTGGTACTAGTGCTGCTCCTTACTATCTAGTTTTAAATGCTACTGATGCTCAAACTGCCAATGGTGATGTTTTTGGTGGTTCTGGTAATGCTTTACCAACATCTACTCACTGGACTACAGGAGGTAATGCTGCAATTAATGAAAATGGCACTGATCAAATAACTATGCTCTTCGCCAGCGTTAATGGTATCAGCAAGGTTGGTAGTTATACAGGAACGGCATCAACACAAACCATAACAACTGGATTCCAACCTAGATTTTTAATTATAAAAGCAGCTGCTCATAGTAGTTCTTGGGGGGTTCATGACACAGTAAGAGGATGGGGTGCAGGTGATGATCCCTACGTAAGACTTAATAACAGTAATGCTGAAGTTGATATAGATATTGGTGCTCCAACTTCCACTGGATTTACATTAACTACTGATCATTCTTCTTATAACGGTAACGGATATAAATACATTTATTATGCACACGCCTAGTAGTAAAGTTAAGGACTCATACAATTAGACAGAATCTAAAGGTACAAAAATGCAAAAGATAATCAATGTACTTTCTATTGCGTCTTTCGTTATATCTGCTTCCATTGCTGGTGCTGGTGTTTACGTATATGCAAATAAGGATGCACTCATAGAAAGTGCTAAGGAAAAGATTATGAAGCAAGTAGGAGAAGCAGCAACAGGAGCCGTTTTAAAGAATTTACCAACACCATCTTTACCTAGCTCTACAGGATTAGCGATACCTCCTTTCTAATGGAGCCCATTCCTGATATAGATATCGGGACTAATATAAATATTAGAAATCCTCAAGTAGCTCGTATACCTGAGTTTTCTTTTCCTTTAACATACCCGACTCCTCAAGCTCCTCCTGTAAGTCTTTCTTTAGGTACTCCAATTATTGATTTACCTGGTTGTGTTGAATATAACCGTGCAAATAAAGAATCAAAAAATTTAGTAGATGATGATCCAAAAGGGAATGTAGTTTTATGTGATGGTTCAATGCCAAGTTTTAATCCTATTGATTTTGAACCTGAACAAATAGTACCTACAAAAGAAGCTAAAGTACCTGTTATACCTAATACTGAGACTTCAAAAAAGAAAGAAGAGGACACGAGTGACAGTACTGAAACACCTGCAACTCAAACAGGAAATATACCTACTAATACATCAAATATTATTTGCCCTCCAAGAGAGGCTCCTATAGTAGGAACTTTAGTTGATGGAGGAAAACAAGAAGTTAGTGGATATGAAATTCAAAATAATAGATGTATTACTCTTTACGAAGATGTTCCTATTATTAACCAAGTTATAGCTTCATTACCTAGTGCTGGTGCTGTAACGACTACTGCTTCTATTGCTGTTGTTGCGACTTCATCCGCCCTATTTGCCAAACCCCTAGCGGAGATTCTTCTGAAGGCGATAAAGCCGACGATAAAGACTTTAATGAAGAAGCTTCAGAAACTTCTTGGGAAGAATCCGAGGAAGTTGACTCAATCTGAGATTGCTGCGAATCAGTATCGAGAGAAGAAAGGTCTTCCTGCTCTGAAGGAACCAAAGAAGAAGAAGGAGAAGAAATAGTATGTTTGTGTTGCTGAATGACGTTTACATTCTGAACAACAATATCTGCACAAATAGAAGCGTAAGGTGACTTGGGATGGAAAGTTACACCTAATTTTGTTTGTTCACCACAGTGTTTAAGCCTAGCCATTTCAAAATCTAAACGTTTATTAGCTAATAATTGTTGATTTAAATCTGTTTGGGTTTTAGCTGCTTTAATACATCCTCTTTGTAAACGTCTATCAAGTGGTACAGATAAAGTAGCAGACAAACCTAAACTAATATTGCTATTTTGTTTTTGTCCTGTTCTTGTAGGCATATAGTAAAGAACATCTCCAGGATTTGCTAAATTACCATCAGCATCAGTAGACGTGTCGTACACTGGATCGTCATAATATTCCTCGTATGGTGTCTTAAAAGAGTGCAGGCCAGTCAAGAAAGGGGTAAAATTAAGCGTAGGTCCTTGGCATGATACTCCACCACCATAAGTATTAGTTATATACGGACCCTGAAGAACTTGAATTGCTTGATTCGTTACCGAGCCAGATGAGTTAGCAACTGGATTAGCGGTAGCCGATACGCCTCCTACTGTCTCTGCTTTTGAGGTATAAAAAAAATTATTAGCTCCTATTAGTAGTATTAATAGATATTTTATTGACTGAAAGTTGAAACTGTGTCTGTTACACTCGTCATTTCTGTCGTGCGATTTATTATTGTTTGATTTACCAAGCCTGGTTGAGATAGTGTTGTAGTAAATTGCCATGATTGGTCTGCATTCTTTATTGAGAAGTTAGGCACATTATTTGCATCTAATCCACTCCATGTTGAAGTCACGCCATCAAGTGTGTTACTCACTGATGTAGACGGCGGTAATAGCGTAGCACCATCAGCCTTTATATTTGTTCCTGTGACTGTATATTCCCACCCTGTTTTATAATCTATAGAATTTATGACCTCCGTGACTTTTGTAGTCGTTTCCGTATGGCTGGTCATAGATCCACTTTGGAAATTTGGGACCACTGGGACTGCATTAGCAGTCGTTGGGAATAATAAAAACAGCCATAAAAGCCGTTTCATAATCAATCTACTACAATTTCTGAGACGAATTGTCCAGTTGCCGTGGTGCCTGCTCCTCCAGCGGTCAGGGTCATTACACCTTGTGAGGTTATAGTTCCTGCAAGCGATCCCGCTACTCCAGCTGCGTGAGACGTTACGTCAGAGAAGTTAGCAACGGCTCCAACTGCAGGTGCTGATGTAGGTACGGCGTCAGCTTGAGTGTAGCTTTGTGTGAAAGAAAATGAGGCCCCTGGAACATCCTGAGTAGCTGCAATAGTACCAGGTGCATAAACTCCCGACGTTATTGTACCAACGGATACTGTATTGGCAGTTGTTCCATCAGTTGTATCTACTCCATTACCGCTGATAGAAAAGGAGCTTCCTATTCTTTCGGTTTGAGTTATTCCGGCGTTTACCGTAAGCTGTGTTGATGTACTTAGTTTATGCGTCAAATCTGCACGAGCTACTGGAGCACTAAACAAAAATATTATTGGCAATAATTTCCACATTTTTTTTGAGGTAATTAGTGTAACGTTTCTATAAGTTTACTAAGGGGTAAACTTAGTAGGTATTGCTATCATACGATGACTGAAGATGTAACAAAGTCTCCTACAACACCATCTAAAAAAGAGGAGAAAAAGAAAAACGTTTTTACAAAAATAAAAGAAGGTATTGATGACAAAGAAGAACAGTTAGTAATTTTGTCCACTTTCGTGAGGCTTGGGGTTGTTGTTTGGTCCGGATTTATCATTTCATTAAATTACATTAC